TAGGGGCATAATAGCTTCAGGGCCTGCTTCTCCCATTAAGCCTGTACCGTGTGCAAACTTAAATAGAGTTGGAGAAGTTACTAAAGAATTAGTAAACATTCCGCCTTTTGCAAATGCCTGAATACCGCCTTCATAAGCTTTACCAAGTGCAGCAGTAGTACTCATTGCTGTTATACCAGCGTCCATATTAGGCACATTAGTAACACCAGGGATACTTCCGGCACTTGGACCACCAAACATAGATTTTAGGAAACCACCAATACCCGGTTGCATTACGCTAAATAATGCTTCCATTTGTTTACGTAACTGAATACGGATCAGGTCGGCCAGCATAGAATCAACTAAACTCTTGAAGTTTAGTTTACCAGTTCTTGTAAACTCTACAAGAGCATCGGCCATGCTTGTAAAGGCACCTTTCACAACATTATTCATTTCCATAAATGTGGAAGCCATATCTGCTGTAGCATTAATAGAATATCTTTGTGCTTGATTTACTGTATCAAGAGCAATTTTCTTTCTATTTAAAGCTTCGGTTTCTTGGTCAATAATACCTTGAGCAATCTTTAATTCAGATTCTGGGATTTCTTTATTTCGTTTGGCTTGATCTAATAAGTCTTGGCTTTTCTGTATAGCTAACTTTTCTGTTTCTAAATCTTTAGATTTAGCTAGATATTCGTTGTCTACCTTCTGTAGTTCAATGTTAGCTCTTTGACGAGCAGCTTCTTCATTAGAAATTAAACCTAGAGCATTTCTATAAGAGATTTCTGCTTCTTGTTGCTGAGCTTTTCCAGCCGCTATTTCTAAATCTGCCTGTCTTACTGCTTTAGCAGCAGCTTCTTGTCTTTGTTTAATAGATTCGATACCAGTGATTCTATCACTTTCAAACTTACTATTTACGTTAGCAATATCAGTAGCATTTTTTAACTTTAGATTCTTAAGATCAGTTTCTAACTGTGTCTTTCTATCAATATCTTCTTTATTCTTAGATCCTGCTAGTTTTAGAATCTGAGTATTGATGGCATCTTCTTCTTTAAGGGCTTGTAGTCTTAATACTTCTACATCAGCAGCTCTCTTAGATTCTGATAATGTATTACTATAGATACCTAACTGTCTAGAAGCTTCATCAACAGTTTTTAACTTTGTTTGTTGTTCTAAAATTGCTGCATCGTTTATGGCATTTTGCTTCTTTAGATTCTCATCTAGCAGTTTAGCACCTAATTCGAGACCTGCAGATTTCTTCTGACCAGTAATACCTGCTACAGCCGCTTCTCTCTGCTTCTCTATTAAACCATAAGCGCCTAGAGATTGTCTTGCTGCTTCCATAGCTACAGGACTAAATCCTTGCGTAGATGCTTTGCTCTGAATTGCACTTCTTGCTGCAAACATTTCCAAAGTAGCAGTACCAGAAGTAACCATATTTTCAGCAGCGATCTTTTCAGTCTCACTAACTTTTCCACCAGTTCTAGCGGATTCTAAAATACGTTTACCTGTTTCTACACTTTGTACGGCTGTTAGTCTTGTTAACTCATCAGTGTTTTTCTGAGTGGCTAATTGTTGTGCATACGAAGCTTTTACAAGTTCTTCCTGAATATTAAGTTCACGAATCTTTAGATCATATTCACGCTTAGCAGTGCCAGACCCGGCTTGACCGTAAATACCTACTTGCGTACGTTCTACACCTATTTGAGCTAATTCCTTAGCCTTCTTAAGACCTAATTCAATTTTCTCAAATGCAACAGAGTAGATATCTGCTAACAGTTTAGGTCCTGTTTCTTTTACGAAAGATTCGGCTTCTTTCTTTAAGCTCGCTAAACTATTCTTAGAGTTACTTACGGCTGTTTTTGCCTCAATTCTAGCACGAATTAATTCTGCGGCAGACTGACCAGGAGTTGCTCTAGCTGACTCAATATCTTTAGCAGCTATAGTAGATTTGTTAACAGCTTCATTAGCTTGATTAATTCTTTCTACATATTCTGCGGCTTTAGCCGCCTGCTTAAAACTAGTCTCGCTAAGGCTAGCTAGCATCTGTGGATTTTTTGCGATCTCAGCAATAGCGCTGAGTGCTTTTAAAGGATCCATTAATGCCATAGAAAATCTATTAGCAGCTGTTACTAATTCAGTACCTAACTTACCCTGTAAGTCAGTAAAAGCATTGGATAAAGAAATCTGATCACTGATCTTATCAATTTCTTTTAAACTCTCTGTAAAAGCTTTAGTTGCATTAGCAGAATATGCTTCTTGTTTAGCTACTTCTTCAAACGCACGATGTAACTCTTTAATTTTTGCGATTTTCTGAGTTTCAGACATACCGCTGAATACTTTTTCAAGTACGGAAGCATTATTAATATCTTTAGGATCTATCTTCAATACTTTACTAGCAATATTACCTAATTGTTCAGACTTTCTAGAACTACTTTCTAGTAGATTAGATAATGATTGAATATCCTCAATAGTACTAGCTACTAGTTTCTGAGTATTAGATCCACCCCAGATACTAGCGAAAGAATCTTTAAATTTATCCCAGCCATTGGCAGCTTGGTTAAACTTATAGACTGCTAACAATTGATTACCTAAAGCTTCTGTAACTTGGGTTAGAGCGTTACTGAAAGCAGCTACACTCTCTACACTAAATGCTTGCTTCTTTTTAGTAGTATATAGATCAAAAGTATCAGCGGCAGTTTTTACTGCGGCTGTATTTTCCTGTGTAGCATTATTAAATTCTTCTTGCTGTTTAGTAGCTTTAGAAGCCCAGCCATCAAAAATAGAATATGCTGCAGATAGCAGTGCAAATAATTCTAAGTAAGGTGCTATAGCGGATAATGCAGTACCGATAGCGGAACCCATAATGATAAAACTACCAGATACTAACGTAGTGATAGCTCTTAGACCTCTTAGTCCCGTGCCTGTATGCCCAATCTTTTCGCCAAGTTCATCAAATACTGGAACACCGCTTTTGATGTTTTCAAATAGGTTTTTAAAGGCTTGACCCATACCTTTTGTAGCAGTGTCTACACCAACCTGTGCTAATACTGCTGATGAAAGAGCCTTTTGTTGTGCGTGTTCTGCAACTAATCCACGCATACCTTCACCAGTGAACCATTTAGGCTTTTTCTCTTCTACTTTAGAAGTAGCTTCATTAATCTTAACCTGCTCTTTAGCAGCGTCAGCAAGAACATCTTTAGTAATGCGTAGATTAGCAATACGCTTTTCTTCGGCTGCAATTATATCTCTATAAGCAGACAGCTTACTAGCATCACCTTTATCTGTTTCTTTATATAGTTCTTTAGTTTTATCTAAAAGAGTTGTTCTGCGCTTAATCTCTGTGTCTACACTTTTGCCTAGAGCTTCTGAGTCTACAGAGCCTGACATAGCTTGTGCTACTATCTTAGATTTTTTAGACAGGGTAGTAGCTAATAGTGTTTGAGCTTGTGCGATTTTACTATTGATAGACTGTTGGATCGGTCCGATCTTTTTATCTAACTCAGCTAGATCTTTTTCTACAGAATAAATCTGGAATGCATCATGTACTCGCTTAGCGTTGGCCGCAGAATCTGCTGCTGTTTTAGCTAAGTTTTCACGCCAAGCACCTAGTGCTGGTAATGCTTGTTTAATTAGTGTAGTACCTATCAGTGCAAATACACCTGCTAGTGCAGTAGGCGATTCTGACAATACTTTTACGATAGGCCCTAGTACATTGTTTACCAAACCTAACCCAGCATTTGCTAAGTTAGTCATAGAAGCTAATAGCTTATCGTAAGGATTAGCCGGTATATCTATGTTACTGAATTTTTCTTTACCTTGCTGCAGTACTTCATTAGCAAAGGCTTGGCGCTTTTCTAGATCGGATAGCGAATTAGCAGTTTTACCAATAGACATAGCATATTTAGCTGTAGCTGTATCTACTCGAACTAAAATACCCAATTCGTCTAATAATTCTGGTTCTAGCTTTGTAATACCGCGACTTAGACGACTAACGGCATCTGGCATTGAAATACCAAGTGCCTGAGAGGCTTTCTTGGCTACTTCAGCCATTTCTAAAATTTGCTTGTTTCCCATTCCGCCTGCGCTACTTAAAGCAACGGCGGACATAGCATCCTTTAAACTAACTGCACCGTCAGTTGCTTTAACTAACTGCTCAGATAGAGTTCCCAAACTTTTACCACTAGCTGCACCTAACTGGTCAAGACCTTTGACCATATTAGCAGACTCCATAGCGGAGCTTAGTGCGCGAAATGCTGCGCCAACAGCAAATAAGTTAGCAGCAAATGTAGCATAGACGTGAACAAGCCCGCCTAAACCTTGTGCTTGTTTAGCGAAATCGCGTCCTGCAGCACCGGTACCGACAGCAGCACGGGCTACCCCGAATTCTGCGCCTTCTGCGGTGCTCATGCTTGCTCCTTTTAAGGCACTAGTGGTTTTAGGTGCCATGGCCGCTTTAACAGCGGTTGCTGAAGCTGCTACACTATCGTAAGCCCTGCGTAAATCTTGCGCATCTTTAACCACTTTCTTGGTGCTGCCGTTGTCATCAACGTCTACACCAATTTTAATATTTTCTGCCATAGTTTCTCCTATTAGCAATATGATCTAAAGGTACGATGGCCTTTAAATTTTTAGCGTATTTTCCATATCCACCTTATTATATCACTTAAGGATGCCAAAGTCAATACCGAAATTTTTTGAACCAAAAAAGAAAGCCCCGTAAGGGTTAGCTTACGGGGCTTCTTAATTTTATTCAGATTTTGTTTTCTGAGCGGCTATAAGTTTGCTTCTTGTGGAGTCCATAAGGGATATCCAGTCTAAAACATACTTACGATCACGCTTCTCTATTTCTAATATATCTAAAATTTCGGATAGGCCTACATAGCTTTTACCCATATAACTACCACCGAATGTATCCCATTCGTCTCGTAGTTTGTAGTAAACGCCAATAGCTTCCTGAACTAAATCTGGGAAGTCGTCTATTTCAACGGGAACTTCATCCGGATCGGGTTCGTTGCCTAGAGCCTCACACATCTCAAAATACTGCTCTTTTGTCATTCCAACAGATCCATTCTGAAAGAATGACACTAGCATTTTATTTATTTCTGTGCGCTGCTCTTCTGAAAGTTTCCCAAATCGGTAACAATCTCGGAAATGAATGCATCGAAATTAGAAGAATTCTTCATTAAGAAAAGAGCATTTTCTTCAGAATATTCTAGTTCTGCATCAGGGTCTTGACCAGTTAAATCAACAGGAGCTAATTGTTCAAGATAAGAAAGCTTTAAACCGTCCCAACCTTGAATCGATTCTTTAACATAAAGTTGTAAGAATAGCTCGTCATTAAGTTCTTCTACTGGCTGACGATTTTTAAAAGAGGTTTTAGTAGCTTTCTTACGGATATTAATTAATGTCTCACGAGACAAGAAGCTTACTGTAACTGTAAAACCAGGTAGTCCTGGATAATCAACGTCTACAGTTTTTGAAGGTACTAAAAGTGCTTTAAGCGAAATATTTGTTGCCATTTGGATTTTATCCGATTTTATTATAAGAAGTAAAAAGAGAGGTGGTGATCAAGCCACCTCTATAAAATTATTGCTTATGCGTAGTAACGGATAGCAATATCGTTAGTCTGAGTTAAGTCGTAAACGTTGCCGTTTGCAGTTGAACTCGGTACGAAACCTTGACCAGTGAAGTTAATAGCTGTAGAAACAACTTGTTGAACGTTAACTGTAGGAACGCCGATTGTTACAGATGGAAGATCTAAAACAACCTTAGTAGCATTTGCAGCACCGCCGATTGCTAACTGTAGAGAGAACATAGGTTCAACTGTAACAGAAGCAGCAGCCAACATGTCCGCTAGTAACTGACCTGTGCCACCAACGCCTGTACCAGTCTTTAAGTACGCATCAATAGTACCAGTAATAGAACGAGTACCTGTGTAATACGTGATAGGTAAGTTAACTGTACCTAGGTTAGCTGGAGTAATGAAGTTGATGTTGTTACTGATAGTGATAGAACCACCAGTTAGGGCTAATGTATAACCTGTACCACCTGCAGCAACTGTAGAACCAGTATTATCAACTAAAGCGTTTACTAGGCTTAGGCCAACAGTAGATAGCTTGTTAGTGATATATTGAGCAGCAGTATTCTTAGGAGCGAAGTTACCGCTTAGTGTACCACCACCGAAAGCACCACCAACAGCGGTTGCGCCAGTAGCAATCTGACGTAGCTGAGTAGCTTGTCCAGTCCATGCAGCAGTAGCGATAGCATCTAGACCGAAGTCGATAACAACTTGGTTTAGAGCAGAATTGTCAACAGCGTAAGCAACTTGGTCAACCAAGAAGATTAGACCGAATTTTTGTAGTTGGTTCTTGTTAGATCCGCCAGAAGTAACTAGAGAGTAGTTAGTTCCGCCTGCAGGAGCCCAGCCAGACTTGTATAACTTGATAGTGCCGTAAGTGATACCAGTAATAGTACCTGCTTTTGGATTTACTAAGTCAGCAGTGATAGAAGTGCCAGAAACAGCAGTAACTTTTGCAGCTGCGTTTAAGTACTGTAGGTCACTTGATGGAGCACCAGTTAAACCAGTGATAACTACTACGTCACCAACGTTTACACCAGCAGCTGTTAGACCTGTACCAGCGATAGTAACTGTACCTGCACCGTTTAGGAAGGAATAAGTAACACCACTTAGTGTACCACCAACAGAAACTGTATTAGCAGTAGAAATATCTTGGTCAGAGAATAGAGCGTTCCATAGAACACCTTCTTCAGCAGTAACAGCACTACCTGTATTGAATGGGCGAATATAAGTAGAGAAAGAGAAGTCAACAGGAGCTAAACTCGTGTTGAAAGCGCGCTCGCCACGAGTAGGAGCAACACCAGCTTCAGCAATCGTTACCTTATCGCTGTTTGTATTTTGTGAGAACGAGAATCCATCTAAAACTTGCAATTCGAAGGTATTAGATGCGGTAAAGCCAGAAGCTTTAACCTTATAACCGTTAGCAGCAGTATCTAGGTTTGTAGTAAAGAATACCTTACTATTACGGACTAAATTTAATGCCATAATCTTTCCTTTATGTTTTTGGTTCTACCTGAACACTCTTGCTAGATTTTTATCTGCGTAGGAGTTTGGATATTACCGTGGTTACATGAGTGCATAACGCACTTGTATTGTCATCTCTCCGATTGCATAAGGCGCTAATAGTCCTTCATCGGTGATAATTGAACTAACTAGAATCTCAGTAGTTTCGTAGTTGTTATCCGCATCGTACATTAAAACACGATTATCGTGGATTACTTTCTCTACATCTTCTAGTAGGTTTTCCAGTTGTTGTTGCGAATCTTCTTCTTTACAATAAATTTTTAAAGTAAGATTTAGATACGCCCAGGTAAAATCACCTGGAAGATATTCACGCATTTCGGAACCTGCCACTGTGTAAACACAAGGAAAGTCGTGTACTTCATCCCAAAACTTTAAATATGGATAAGCATTATTAAAGATATTTGATTTGAAACTACCTGTTCCGTCAATTTGTTTTAACTTTTCTGTGAGAGCTTTAATTATTGAAGTTCTACGGCTCATACTGATACTGCCCTCAATCTATTTGCCACCTTTTCAGCGGCGATTTCTCGGATCGATCTACTTATTAGCAACTTAGGGTCGCGAGAGGTAGGAATACTTTGTTTTCCACCCTGAGAGAAAGTTGCGTATGGGTTTTTCATATATGAGTAGAAAATAGTAATTAATCCCTCTCTACTTTGAGATAATCTTTCAACTTTAACTGTAGAAGCGAATCTACCTGTTCTATAATTAAGAATATCTTTACGACTTCCGTCACCCATATTAGCAGAGATAACGTCTTGCAAGTGCGTATTAATTAACGATTGCAAACTTGATAAATTAACCTGTTGGCTAGCAGATTTCTGAGCAGTAGCTGCTTTTGAAACACTAGATTTAATCTCAGCTAAAAGTTTCTTACCTTCTTGAGCCGACTTTGCTAAACTAGCAGTACTTGCTATCTTCTGAGGTGCAGATTTTTGGCTATATACCGTAACAGGATTATGTTGTATTTTTAAAGGCTCTACTGCTTTGCCTTTTATAGTATTGGCAATAGCACTTGCAATATATTCTTTTACTGTTTTTGAGCTTTTAAGATCTAATATATACTTACCAGGGTCAGCTATATAGCCTTGGAGAACTTTCTCCATTTGACTAGTATACTTATCTAGCTTAACTACTAAGTTATCAAATGACTTAGCAGCTTCTGATACAGAACCTATCTTAGGTATACCTATCAGTCTTGTTTTCTTAGTATCGTATTCAGCTGTCAGTAATTTCATTAAACTTGAAATTATCTGCAAGCCTTTTGTAATTTTACCAGTATCCTGATTACCGATTCCGCCTTCAGAGTATTTCTCTTGGAATTCGATATTCATAAAGATTCTACCAGCGGAGAAGTCTTTTTGGATAGCGGCGTTTAGTTCTGAATATATGGGTTTATTAGATAAAGTACTTGATGCTCTATCTAAGTCCACGGATAGCTTAATAATTCTATCCAGTAAATCGTTTTCTTCTGTTATACCGCCAGCACTCAGTAACTGACGTCCAGTAGTTTGTGCGTATATGTGACCGCGTTCAAATAGTGCGGTAACTTCTTTTTTCGCAATTTCAGCAGATTTACCCTGAAAAGCTCCTAGTGTACGCAGAAATTCTACTATATGGTTTAGTGTGTTAGCATGTGAAAAATCAAGTCCGCGGAACGCAGTTGCTTGAGTCTTAACACCTTCTTCAGCCAGTACGCTACCAATAGTTCTATTTGATTTTCCAATTATATTTGAGCCAGTTTCGGAGTAAACCTCGAAGTGTCGGGCTTTTAATCCACCGTAATTTTGCTGCAAAAATATAAGATATAACTCTAGCCCCGATTGAGGGTCTAGTCCAGGTACAAATGCGGATATTAAACTAGCCGCACTCTCTTTGGTAATAACTAATCTAGTTCTACCTTGTTGCTCGCCAACGTCTCGGAATTTTTCACTGTCTGCACTTAAGATAGACGCTGCACTGAGCATTCGATTCTTACTAGCCAATGCTTTAGTACTATATTCTAGTAATCTACGTTGCATACTCTGTAAATCAGAGACTGCGGAAGCATTGGCCTTATTACGCAGAGCAGAGCTAAATTCTTGAATACTCATCCGTAATATGCCGTATGTTGGTCTAGTACTCTGCGAATATGTGCAGGTAAGCTAGTATTAGTGATATATTCGATTTGTACTGTATTGGCGCCAATAGCTTTCTGCGAGTGAACTGCCGCATCATTACGTACATAGTACTGAATCAAATCAGCAATAGCTAATTTTAAATCAGGAGGAATTGCTTCATATCCAGCATTATAAGTAACGCGGAAGGCATTTGTTTTAAAGTAGTTAAAGTACTGAGCTGCGATTAGTTCGATAGCGCTCTCTTCTGGAACTACTACGTAATCTGCATATTCTGTTAATGTTGTATAAGTTTTTCCGAAGTCATCGGAGAACTCTACAGAACCTACTTGCATTACTGGAGTTTCTGTTAGCAGCATACGGTTGCCGTGTGCACCGCCTCTAAATGTATCAGTCTTAGGATCATCAACAAAATCCAAGAAAGTTCTGCGGCAAATATTTTTTACTAAGGCACTTACCTGAGGGATTAGTTGTTTAACTGTCGCATCCTGATTTGTGCTTGAAATTCCAAGATATGTTTTGTATTCTGCGAGCGTAATTAAATCTAATGCCATAGAATATCCTTTATGTCTTTTATAAATATACCAGACATTTCCGCTTCAATTGCGTGGTGTGTAATATACTTATAAAAGACAAGGAACCGAAGTTCCTTGTCTGAGAGATTATCTCAATCGTTAGATTAAGATAGTGTACCCCACTTGTATGCGCTAACGCCGTTACCAAGGTTAGTAGTAACTTGAGTCATGCCAGTACGTAGAGACGCAACTAGAACACGACGCTGAGTTTCAACTAGCTCTTGAGTATCCATACGTAGGCCACGTTGGTTACCAGCCATGAAGTTACCTGGAGCGAAAGCGATCGCGCCGGTAGTACCAGTACCCTTAGAAGCGAATTCTGCGGAAACTAGAACTGGGCTGTTACCGATCTGACCAACTTGGCCAGTTAGTAAAGTAGCCTGAGGACCAACTTGGTTCATTGTCTGGAATGTGCTGTCATCTAATAGGTCGTAGTAGACTTCTGTAGAAACAACATAAACAACTTCAGCTGGGTCTAGACCCCATGCACCTAGGTTCTTACGTAGGTTGCGTAGGTTAGCGATAGTAGCAACTGTAGAAGCTGCAGCACCGTTAGCGGAAGTTACGTTGGCAGTAGCGTAAGAAGCTAAGCCTTTAACTGGGTCTGCACCAGAACCAGCACCTAGAAGATAAGCGCGGTCAACAGAACGTGCTAGACGACGGATCATAGCATCGCGAACGATAGGCATAATGACCAATAGGCTGTCTTCTTCTTCTTCGTAGTTTAGATATTCTTTAGTCGCTACTTTGTAAGCGTTTAAAGTAATTTCTTTTAGAGCGTGTGGGCTGCCAGAACCTGGAGTTTGACCAGTAGTAGCAGTTGTACCGCCAGAACTGTTTGCACCACCGAAATCGCTGTTAACAACCCAGCTTGCTAAACCAGCTTCAGGGTTTAGAGGCATAGTCATAACGTTAGTCTTCATGTTAACTGCGCGAACTAGCGGAGCAACGACTAAACGACGACGAACTTCAGCTTCCATGTTTGTAGAAACTTCTAGTTCCCATGTAGCGCTTGGCATGTGTTGGCCAGTTTTTTCGATCATTTGTTGACCGAACTTAGTGTCTTGAATAGACTTGCCAGCAATCTTAGCTAGCATAACTGCTTTTTCACGTTCTGCATAGTCAGAACCAGCAGCAGTACCTTTGTCAGCGAAAGCCATCTTGCTAGCTTGTAACTTAGCAATTTCGTCAGCCTTCTCTTTTAGAGTAGCTTGTAGGCCGTCTAGAACGCTCTTAGACTCAGCAGCCTGGTCTTCGAAACGCTTAGTAACTTCAGCTAGAAGCTTTTCAGCACCGCTTTGGCCAACTTGGATTTGTGCTTCAACAGCACTTTTAACTTTAGCGTCTAGCTCAGCTTGAGCCTTAGCAGCAGCCTCAGCAGCAGCTTTTTCTGCAGCTTGATTGGCTAGTAATTTTTGGGTAGCTTCTTCAGCGGCCTTAGCAGCAGCGTCAGCAAGCATTTTTTGCATTTCTTCTGGAGTCATGTCCAATTCCTTTGTTGTTGTGCTCTTTGCTTCCGTTGTGGATTCTAGCCCTTTAGCTGAGTCGCCTTTGGGTGCAAATTGCTGTTTAAACTGTTTATAGTCCGAGTCATTTTCAAATGCTTTGGACAGATCGAATAGAGTATTTTGATTGCAAGGCACAGAAACTACCGAAATTTCGACAAGTTCAAGTTCCTTAATAACAAACACCTCTGCAGCGCTATTGTATTCTGCATCAAGGATGCGGAAACCAATACTGAATGCTGTTAAAACTTTGTCTTTAATAAGACCAAATACTTCCTCAGCAGCTGAAGAAATACGGGCTTTTACCCACAAACCTTTATCATCCACTTTATAATCAGTCATGCGTCCGATAGGATCATCATAATCATGCTGAGATAAAATAATTGGATTCTTAAGGTAATTTTGAATACCTTTCTCCCAAACGGACTTAGGTACAACGTCACCGCTTCTATCAATATCTGTAGTACTTGCGTAACCTTCAATAAAGATAGATTCGATGCCGCTGTCTCCGCTGGCAGGTAAGGCTTTTTCATTCACGGCAAAAGCACTATTTAATCGTAGTACTTTGTTTTTATCTACCATGTAGTTTCCTTACTTTTACGCGCTCTTACCACCGGTTGGTTCCTTAGGTTTAGGAGGCGCTCCTCCTTGACTCGGATTCGACGCAGAACCCGCAATATTCGCTGGAATTCTTAAATCATCGTTTCCTGGTTTGCTTTCGTAACGTAGCTGCTCACGAGCTTCGTTAGGGGATATGATACCAGCATTTACTAATGTTGAGTGATATGCTGCAACGTCTTTTAGTTCAGGCTGCAATGCAGATACTGAAGACGTAACTGGCTCAATGTCATATCCGTAAAATCTTTCAACAGCACTAGCAAACTTAGTTAAAATCGGCATAACCGTTTCTAGATAGAATAAACGTAAGTTAGGTGCGATGTTAGCGTTATTGCCACCGTCTAATAAGATTGGTGGTACGCCTAAAGCTTTTAAAATCTTGCTATCATGAGTTTTGATACTTTGATCAAAATCCATCTCTTGGAAGGTATCAGCAATATTTGCTGCAGGCTTTAAGCCACTATCCAAAATCATGGGCTTACGAGCACCATTCTTTGGAGAGTATTTACTCATCCAGTTAGCTACTGTACGATCTTTTGCAACTTGCGACAAAGTATTATCGCTAGTTAAGATTAATCCGGTAACTGCTCCGTTCTCGAAGAATTGCTCTTGGAACGTTTGCATTTTGTATAAGATCTTAATATTACGATCAGCACTTACTAATCGTGAGGTACCGCGATAGATGCTGGTAGCTGCTAGATCTTTTACATGAATAATTTCGTCTGGTTTGAAAACGATTGTCGTATTATAACGATAGTGCGCTATAAACGTTTTAGGGTCGGTTTCAATCTGAACACGAGAAGCAGGAAGATGATACAAATAAACTCCATCCCAATATATGAAGATATTACCTTCTAGGATGAAGTCAGTGAAAATGTTCGTTCTGAACTCTTGTGCACTTTGATACGGGTTAGGTGCAAAGTTAAGTAGTGTGTTAATCGTCTTTTGACGAACACCGCTTACGCGACCTTCTATCTTTTTATCTTTTACATCGTAATCCATGCTTGCGCATCCGGATACGATCATATTAACGCCACGGTTTACAGTTTCTAGCTTTTCGAACGCTTGATTGTAAGTAATCGCTGAATCGGAGTTAATGAAAACACCTTGTTCGCGACTAATTAGCTGCTGCGCTGGATTAAGCTTCTCGGAATCAGCAAACCATGTTCTTGGATTATACCAACTCATGAGTTTCCTTTACAAGAATTTACCAAATAGCGAAATAGAGCTCTTTTCAGGAACTTTACCCTCTGCTTTGGCTTTTTGTTTCTCAATCCAATTTTTCTGTCGTTCCTCGCTACCAGGAGCAGGAGCTTTTCCGTAAACACTGTGTAAAGCTACATGATGCTTGTTGCACAGTGTGTACACCAAATCATATAACTCAATTTTATGCTCCGCAATAAACTCGTCCCTAACAGCTAAAATTCCGTCGTCCGTACTTATATCGTAACCTTTACGATCAGCCCAACGATTCAACAGTATAGTAATGGAGTGAAGATGATGCAGCTCCAGATCTTCTGTCTTGCCACATACGTAACAATGCGACTGTTTCTCATAGGCTGCTTTGGCTTTATCCCTGATCCATTTTACAGGGATACGATTATTAGTATTTTTAGCCATTTATTTTTTAGGCACGTTTTTGCAATTCTTCATATTATATCACTGGAGCAGCATAATGTCAACTACGAAATTTTTTTATCTGGTAAGAAATACAAAGTTGAACTAGCCTGGCTAATATGATAAAATATGTTTTTAATTAAGGAAAATATGACCTCTGGAATCTATAGATTAACATTTTCATCAGGTAAATACTACGTAGGTAAATCCCTTGATATTGACACTAGATGGAAGCAACACTTTAACAAGTTCGCGCTAGGCAAGGCTGCGCGACCTATGCAACTTGAGTTCGACCGATGCGGGCCACCCAAAACTGAGGTACTTTTTGAGTGCCACAAAGACCATATCGACATTCTAGAAGAGTGGCTGATTGATCAACTTAAGGGTCCGGATATGCTTAATACTACATATCCGGATATTGTCCGTACCGAGGCAATCGCGGACATTATTAACACCAACACAGGTGAGCTACAGCTTAGTACTTGGGAGCACCTTGAACTTATTCAAAACTATAAAGTTATTGCGGATGAAGCTATTAAACTTTCCAAGCGATGGGAGGATAAGGTTCAAGAGTACAAAAAAGACGGCTATATCATTGACGCAGACTACGAAGACGCGGTCGATGTTGCAGCTAGATACCACACAGAAGCCATAGAGTACAAAGACGAACTCACCAGACTTAAAAACCTAAACTGGTGGGAACGTCTATTCAATTATAGTGTAAACGTATAAAGTGCGTATCTTAACGCGTCAGCCATGTGAGAGAACTCATCATGTAGAGGCTTCTCAGTAGTTAGGGTCTCTTTAGTATCCCAGCGATACTGATCCAACATAGCCAGGGTATGGCTGCAGTGGGGTGAAACCACTAAACGACCAGTTTCTACTAATGTTTGCACATAGGCGATTCCAGGCAGAACGTCTTTCTTCGCCTTTATAGTTGCTATATCGTAAAGATAAGCTAAGTCCGACGCAAACTGTGGCGCTGCGGAGTCGATGAAGATAGGGTCGATTGCCCATTTTGCTATTAGCTCCTGAAATGCAACTGCATGTTTATCTGTGGTCGCCTCTGACTTTAAGTACTCGTCTACAACGTGGTACTTGTCAACCGAAGGTTGGTATACCACAACCACGAAAGCCGTAGGGTCTCGGTATCCGGGGTCGCAACCGGCAATGGCTTCATCACCATCACACGGTACGTAATCCATAACTTGAGTTTCTGCATCCAACGCATAAATCTGACCCTGGAACGTTGTAAACGAAGCCATGTACTCTTGCTCAAACTCGGCTTTCGACATAGCCTTACGAGCTTCTGCAACGTCCGATTCAGCCATACGAGCATTCTCAGTATAGTCAGCAGTAATCGAACACCACTCAGGGAAGTCACTAGAAAATCCACGCTCAAAGAATCGACTAAACCAATTATTCTTACCACGAGGTGTACTAATAAAGATAGCTTTAGAATTAGGTTTATCTAGAGTAGGACGCAGAGCAACGTTAAACGCAGCTTCTCCATCGGCTCCTAGTGCAGCCTCATCAAAGATAATCAGGTCATACGAACGACCAACACACGAGTCAACAGTCGACAACGAACCCATACGAATAGTCGATCCATTCGAAAGTTCAATAATTCTGTCCTTTAAGTTATCTCGGGCAATTTCTAAGTCGAAATGCTTAATCAATCTACGCTGAAGCTCAAAAGAAATAGTACTAAGATTATAGTTAGGCGAAATAATAAGTACGTTAGCACCAGGCACTAAGGTGACAAGCTGTCCAATAACGTTTGCAATGTATGTTTTACCCAATCGGCGAGCTAGTGCAGCACAAACAAAACGATACTTAGGGTCGTTTACGGCATTAATTAAAGCAATCTGAGGCTCGTTAATAGTTTCCCAAATATTCAACAACTTTAGGTAGTTGGTAATAGGTAACTTAATAAAGCGCTTATCTGCTGGAAATTCACGTATAGCACTACGTTCAACATCAGGTCTAGAGATAGTTAACATCTTACGAAGCATCTCCAGTTAGTAATTTACTAATAAGGGCACCATACTTAGTACCATCACCTAAACCGTCATTAATCTGAACGTTCACTTGAGACTTGATTGCCGCAGCTTGGTTACCTTGACGCAATTTTTCAAGTGCGATTTCTTTGTCGAGCATTTCCATCGTCATCTTATGTGATAGCGCGATCAAATCGGTAATATCTTTATTTGAACCAGTTTCGGATTCCGACATATCTTCAAGTTTTTTCTTGATAAGCGTATCCATCAAATCGCGCATACGAAAACGATTGTTGAAACCAACTTCATAGAAAACTTGGTTAACATATGCTTTGATCTCATTTCGGGCAAGTGTGCGAGTTACAAAGTCCAGAGGCACATCGAGGGCGTCAGCGACTTTTTGGGAATCTTGTAATTCCAGGAAACAATTGGCTATCTCCAGATTTTCGGGGGAGATTTGTAAGGCTTCAGCGGGAGCCTGAGTTGCGGGTAAATTTGACATAGGTGTAATCCTTTTATGGAAGTATATCACTTAGGGACAGCTGTGTGCAAGTTGATTTTTTGTGGGGAGGTTTGGGACGATTTGGGCAGTTTAGGGACGATTTGGGTGGTCTGCTATGTAATGGCACCTTAGTCGTTTTGAAATTATTTTGGTGTAACTTACGTGTGGTGGTGCCTTATAGCGTGTGTATACTTATTAGTCAATTAACCGCCCCCCATAGTATAGTCTATTGTGGTGTATCTGTCAATAGGGGTAAACACCTAGAAAATAATTTAATAAATGCTTGCACGACTGGAATTCTTTGATATAATAAACACATGACAACGAAACAACAAGCTGAACAAGCAATCCTCGCACATGATCCCAAAGCGTGGGGTATTTGCAACACTGGCGGTAATTATTTTATGGCCAGTGTTGGGCGATGCACTGCATATTATGTTATAATTGACGGACAGATTGTAGGAGATGTTTGGTATGAATAAAAAAGAATTTTTCGATGCACTTGGGTTTGCGGCTTGCATTGCCCTGCCCTTTGTGTTATACTTTGTTTTTGTGATGAAACCTTAACTTTTTAGGAGAAAATGAAATGACTACAAAAGCTGTGAATTATACCGCCGAACAAACGGCGAAGATGGTTACCGACTATGCCAACGGCGTGACCGTTGAAGCTATGGCTAAAGAACTGGGTAAATCTGTTCGCTCTATCGTTGCGAAACTTTCACGCGAAAAGGTTTACAAAGCTAAGGCATACGTTAGCAAGACTGGCGAGGCCGTGGTTAAAAAGGACGAATGGGCTGATTACATTGGCGAGGCTTTGGGCTTGGCTGAAGCTGATACCGATTCGCTGACAAAAGCAAATAAAAATGCACTGAAGGCAATCGCTGACTTTATCAAGACTGAAAAGACTTGACAATAAGGGCTTCGGCCCTTATAATTTAATCTTTCACCGGAGAATTTAAAATGAAAAAATGGGCTTATATTGTTATATATATGGGTAAGGCTGTAGGGGCTGGAACTCTGGCCGCTGACCGTGAAACATTCATCACTTCACGGCTTGGCAAAATGTACGGCAGAAAATCCCAAGGCTTTTCATGGATTATCCGGGAGATGTTGTAATGATTAAATCGGCTGAAATGCGTTTGTTCCAATTGATTTTACAAGATGAATTCAAGCTAAAATCACGGGTTAACTTTGTGAAAACAAAGATACTACGTTTTGACGGTGATTCGTGCATGGGTATGTATGAGGGCGAATCAATGGGCAAAAACAAATTTAATCATAAAATCAGAATCGCCACTTCTGAGGTTAAGACTAGCGAAGACTTATTTTCTACATTAGCGCATGAATATGTTCACGCTTGGCAAATGGAAAAGGGCAAAGACTTAGACCACGATACAAAATCAGGTTTTGTTAATTGGCGTAATTATTTCAAGGCTTATTATAATTCTGATATTGTTTCATTTGGCAGGGTGTAATACCTTTGTTTGCAAAACGAAATGAGAAACAAAAGTTCTCATTTTCGTGCGCCAAAATTATAACATATAATTTTGGGGCGTGTCAAGGGTTTTTCGATTAATTTTTTCAATCACGGCGATAGATATTTTCAATGATGAAATTGTGCATAGGGGCGAAAAATGCGCTATAATCTAGGCATGAAAACGAAATACACTGAACAACAAATTTCACGGTTTCACCGATTCTGTGATCGTCACGGGCTTGCGTTCGCTACAATTAGCGAGTATAATGGCGCTATCGAACAATTTTTTTCTGAGGACTGAAAAATGGCTAAAATCAATCGCGTGGCAGTTTATGACATGGACGGCACAATTGTAGATTCTTCGCATCGTTATCGCACAATCACGGACGAAAACGGCGAACGAATCGACCTTGATTATTGGCGCGAAAACGAACACCTAGCAATGAATGACGGACTTTTGCCCATGTTCGAACAATATCGGGCAGACCTTGCAGACGAAAACTGTTATGTGATTATTGCAACTGCGCGGGTTATGAATGCCCCAGATTGGCAATTTGTCAAGGAAATTTTGGGTGAACCTGATTATTTTATTAGCCGAAAATCAGGCGATACACAATCAGGGAAAACCCTTAAAATCAACGGCTTGGCAAAATTCTTCAATTTGGTTACATTCAAAAACGCGGATTTTGTTTTTTATGAGGACAATGTAAGCTATTTGAAAGCCGTTTGTGATCGGTTCAAAATTCGAGGCGTTTACATTCCATCGGTTCAAGGCCACTAAAAAATTTTTTAGGATTCTGGCAAAATCCTAAAATTTGGTGTATAATAACTTCATTGTCGCAAAACGTGACAATCAGCGAATTCCGACTGTATCGGTAATTGGAAACAAAATGGCTAAAAAACAATTCTTCGCAATTCTGGACACTGAAACCACGATTAATGACACCGTGGCAGATTTTGCGATTATTATCGTTGACCGTGAAGGCACGATTTACAACCAATGCGCGGTTTTGGTGAAAGACCACTTCGATAAAATGGAATTGTTCCACGATAAAAATGCTAATGATATCTGGGGTTATGGTGGACTGATTAAACGCAAAGCCGCATATGATAATATGCTTGATAATGGCGTCAGAATGTTGGCTTCTACTAATGCCATTAATAAATGGATTAATCAGGCAATTGGCAAATATAACCCAACTCTTACCGCATATAATCTGGCTTTTGATAAATCAAAATGTGCCAATACTGGAATTGATCTTTCGGGTTTTAATTCTGAATTTTGTTTGTGGCAAGCGGCAATCGGCAATATTTGCAATAAAAAGCAATTTAAACAATTTGCCCTTGATAATCACGCTTTTAATAATGTTACATCGCATGGCAATATGACATTTAAAACTAATGCCGAAATTGTTTGCGGTTTTATTAATGGCGAATTTAAAACCGAACCGCATACGGCATTTGAAGACGCAAAAGATTTTGAATTGCCGATTCTCACCGCGATTATTAAAAAGCGTGATTGGCGCGATAATATCAAGCCTTATAACTGGAAAGAATTTCAAACCAAAAACCATTTTAAACCGATGTAAAATATAATCGGGGCTAATAACCCCGATTATTTGAGAAAATGAAAACTTTTTGGGTTATCGCGCTTGTGTTGCATTTATACAACGACAAAAAATTAAATGATGAATTTCAGGTTAATGCGTGTTATAATGTGCCAACGGTAGACGAAATTTATAGGGGTTGAAAATGGAAAATATCGGCTGGCTTGGTTCTGTATTATTGGCATTTTGTGGACTGCCACAGGCCATAGAATCATTTAAAACTAAAAATTCAGACGGGTTAACGTGGGGTTTTTTGCTAATGTGGTTCTGGGGCGAGGTGTTTACGTTTGTTTACGTTTTCCCGACCATGCTGTTACCTTTGGTTTTCAATTATACGGCTAATCTGATTTTTCTTGTAATTATTTTGTATTTCAAAATAAAACCCGCGAGAAATAAAAGTTAACATTTTCTAACCCGCTTCGGCGGGTTATTTTTTGGCCAAAATAAAATGTAATACTTTTGTTTTCAGATAAAATTGAAAACAAAAGTATTACTTTTGGGGCGCCAAAATTATAACATATAATTTTGGCCGGTGTCAAGGAATTTTTTATAACATATTTTTTGTGGGGTTATTATTTTTTGGTCTTTTTTGGTGTATAATTTCCACATGGACAAGCAAACACTAATTAAGATTTTGAACCGCGAAGCCGTAGCGGTTTGGGATAGCCTGAGCGAGATTTATCCGGCTTTGGTGCAATACGATTGCCCCAAAATTATTTTGAATGGTAGGCTTTGGCGCGTGGCTGGCTATTGTGACCAACCGCAAAACGTGATAGAATTGGGATATAAATTTTTTACCAATGGTAAAAAATACGCAAATAACATGATTGACGTTATTTTACCACATGAGATAATTCACCAAGCCGACTACAATTTATTTGGCAATTCTGAAAAAATTTGTGGACATGGCGAAAACTGGTGTAAAATTATGGTACAATATGGACTCAAACCCGAACCCTTTCACACAATGGACATTAAACGATGATTGAGAATAAATTTTTTGTTGCTTGGTGTATTTTTACCCTTGTTTATGCTATAATCGTTGGAATGATAGAATTTTACAAGGATTTTATAAAATGACAAATAAAATTTCATGGCTTGGCACAATCGCCTCAATTATCGGGGCTTTTGTTGTCGCTTCACAATTGTTTTTTGTGGGCTATTGCTTTTTTATCGTGGGTTCTGTATCATGGCTTATCGTGGGTTTTGCCCGCCGTGACAAAAGCCTGATCGTTTTGAATGGTACTTTTTTTGTTGCGAATTTGCTAGGTTTGGCGAATTCTGTGGTATAATTAATTTTTTAAAGGAGCTTTGAAAATGACTGCAAAAACCGTAAACTACACCGCCGAACAAACCACTAAAATGGTGTCCGATTATGCGGCTGGCGTAACCCCTGAAACTATCGCGCAAGAATTGGGCAAATCGGTGCGCTCGATTGTCGCTAAACTTTCACGCGAGGGCGTTTATAAGAAAAAAGAATATAAAACCAAAACGGGCGCTCCCGTTGTGAAAAAAGACGCGCACGCCGATGCAATTGGCGCGATTCTGAAAATGACCGAGGCCGAGACTGAAAGCCTTACAAAAGCGAATAAAACCGCTTTGGAAAAGATTTTCCAAGCCTTGGCGAATTCTCGCCCACTGTAAGCCGAAAGGCTTACAAAAGCCCCACAAAATGTGGGGCTTTTTTCGTCTCAAAATGAATACTTTTGTTTTCAGAATAATTTGAAAACAAAAGTATTACTTTTTGCTGCGCCAAAATTATACCATAATTTTGCGGCGCGTGTCAAGAACTTTTTTGTAGGTGTTTTCCCCTATGTTGTTTTTATGCAACCTGGCACGATTCTTGCGCCACGCCCGTAATTATTAATTCATAATTATGGAACCAAATGTGAATGATTCTCATTCGCTATTGACTAACGGGTCAGTAGACGTAAGCGCGCTGCGCCAGTGCAAAAGTGGCAAGCCTAAATTTTTGAGCGTGCGCTGCGCCAGTGCGCGATCAAGTGCAAAATCTAGCATGTCATCCGCGATTAATAGTGCGCAAGTGAATTTTTTCTCACTTGGCAAAGTTTTTGAAAAGTTTTATAATTTCTTTATGAAATCGAGAAAGGGACTGAGATGACAGACAGCGAATTTTTCCAACAAATTCAGGAAGACTGGTTCAATGAATTTGCTTGTGACGAACGTGATAAAATTTTCATCGCTACCATCGTACAAGACGAAAATTTTGAATTTGACGATGTTCCCCTTTGAGAGTATAATAGAATCTTAGACAGCGCAGAAACCAATTTGAAAGGACATATGATGACTGCAACCAAAACCGTAAACTACACCGCCGAGATGACCGCCGAGATCGTGGAGGCCTACAAAGCTGGTGAAGCAGTGGAAACTATCGCCACTCGCATGAACCGTACCACTCGCTCGATCGTGGCTAAGCTGGCGCGTGAAGGCGTGTACAAAGCTAAGACCAAAGCTAAGGGTGAGCACGCTCCCCGTAAAGCTGAGCTGATTACCGAAATTGCTCACAGCATCGGTACTAACGAAGAACTGATCGAGTCGCTTGAGAAAGCTACCCGTGAAGCTCTGGAGCTGATTGCCAAGGCTGTTCGTGCCTGATGCAATTGAGGGTCAGAAAATTTATACTTGATGACCCTCACTTTTCTTGATATAATATATACTTATAAAACGAAATAACAGCCGAGACGGCCGGCCACGCTAACAATTATTATCTTGATTATGCCAGCCGTCTCGTGTTATAATACTATATAGATTACGCGATTTGTTAAATAATTAACTAGTCTGAATTCTGGGTGACAGCGGTCGGCATTAGATAGCCAAACGTCTTAATTGTGGGAAAACAGTATATACCGAGCCACAGCCCTTAGCAACCATAATAAATTACTTAAACTGTGCTAGCCAGGTCTGACTTGCTACACTATCGAAATGGGGCCACTAGTAGGTACTCTGCAGAAGTACGCGAAAGGGTATATGTTCGAATTTAGCAAGCAGTTTGTTAAGTAATTTATTATGGGTGTTATGAGGTCTGCATTTATTGCAGAGTAGCAACTTAATGGCTGAGGAATTCTCTAGCAGCCGCCCAATCTAATGTCGCGTTGGACTTCTGGTGAGGTCAGTACCCTTTCAAGGTACCCAGGCAGGGTTCGAATCCCGCACGCGATACCAAATCCACTGACGAGTAGCCTGCAATGGCACGAAACTCTCAACCTTCGTAGTAGGTGTGCGTGATTCTCCCAAGTCACCGCCTGCCGCAGTTGAGGGTCTGGATGAAACCGAACCCGGTCATAGACTGGTCTCAAAGTAGTAATTCAAGGGAGCCGACCCTATACCCCTTGCAGGGCTCCGCTATGAGTCGAACCATTAAACTAGAACCCGACCCTAAACTGTAGCGAGGTCGATAAATACAAGCACAGTCGGAGTAGCCGTGATCACCTGGAAGGTAGTATGTAAGCTTCGGCTGTGTACATCCAGTTAGTGCAGGCGTTTAGAGCGTAGCACATTTGCGTTGAGGAACGATAAACCTACCAAGTCTCCCCTTACCATGAAAACAGTTAGCCGATTAACCATCAGGCTCAGATGAGTAGTTTAGGGTCAATGCAGTCAGCGGATTGGTCATCCCCGTAAGTCGTTGTGTGAGCACCCGCAAAAACACAGTGCTGTTGCAACAGCCAATGTTCAAAGCCCCACACGGTCGCTCCGTGGTGGGGCTTTGTTTTGCCCCAAAATACCAACCCGCAAAATTTTGTGCGTCTTGCGCCCATTATACAGTGCCTAACCTACATTTGTCAAGTGAATTTTCTGCACACTGACCCTAAACCGCATAAATTATAGCAAGTCCACGCATCTGACCCTAAATTGTAGCAAACCAGAGCAAATTTGTGCGGTTTAGGGTCAGGACGAAAAAAAGCCCACTTAAATCAAATTAAGTGGGCTTTTGTGCATTTAAGTGCAATTAAGTCAAATTTTCTGCAATTTAGGGTCAGATTTAGCCACCAAATTGCGTTCGATCATGATTAGGACCTGTTTATTTACTTTTTCGAGCGATTCTAGCAATTCTAGGTTACAATCGAGCAATTCTGCAATCCGTTCGATGTGGGTGCTCTTTTTTGTTGGCACCTCACCGCGTTTGTTGAGGTATTGCTTTTTTTGGTAGACGCCGAGGCTGCTAAGCTTAGCAATAATGCTACGTTCTGGCACCTCGAACTGCTGGGCTAGCTCAGATACGGTCACACCGGCCTGATAGTCTTCAATCAACTGCTTGGTAGATTCATTAGTGTATTTCATGTTCTTGACTCCTTACCATGGCAGCTCTGGATTGAAATTAGAGCCCCTAAAGGGCTTACTAACTGCAATAGGCATGACTGGTTGATGCATGAAAATATCTCTGGCGACCAAAGGCTCTGGAATATTGTCCCAATTGTTAGGGTCTAGAATCGTGTACTCATTACGATTACTTGGGTGTGCTGCCCAGGTTTGTAATACCATAAATTTAGCGAGCTTAGGCAAGTGTCCAATTGCTGTATCGCCAAGGTGATTCAATTTAGTACAAGTAGCAGGGTTGTTAGGGATACCAGCTCGTGAGCCTGTTTTATCTGTGATTGCAGTGTTGCGTAGTGCTAGTAGATCGCTGTGAGGAATATCAGGGACTGTAACACCAACAAGTTTACTCAGTTCAGGGTCAAGTAGAGTTTCTAATCCTAAAATGCTCCACTCAGAATACTTGATACCTTGAAATTTCTTAAATCCAGCTAGAATAATTGGTACTAGTGGGTTGATGACAGACTTATATTGTTGATTACCCTTAGGTGCATCTTTGAAGAAGTTTTGGCGAGCACTAGTAGCCAAGAGTCCCGACCCTAAGGCAAAGTAATCTTCACGCAAGCGTGTATTTGCATCCCATGTAGCGTGTGCATCGTACAAGCCATGTTCGTTCTTGACAGCCTTCCATGTACCAAAATAAGCTAACATCTGGTGTGGAAGCCAGGTTAGCTTTTGTGGAATCATATTTTTAAGTGCCCAAGCTTCTACAACTGCAGCTTTTGCTTCCAACTTACATTGCTGGATTATAGTGTCACTGAGCTGAATTTGATCTGGATCGAAACTACCCATTGATTCTATAACGGATTCTTCAACACCGTCACTGCCACCTTCTCCATAGGACTGGAGCTGATCTACTAATCGCTGTTTAGTGAGCTCATACTTGCGTTCTGCAGCTCGTCTAGCCATATCTAGGCGTTCTGAGCGTAGTTGCAAGTAAAATTGCTGAAAGTCTCTTGCGAGACCTGGAAAATCTAATAGTTTAATATCGTTCATTGTTAAAAAGAAAGAATGACCCTAAGTTGGATCAGTTGAGGGTCTAGGATTTTTGCCCTAGAGTGGGGGAGTGGCAGAGGGTGGGACGATTTGCTTTAAAATCCCAATTATCAAACCACAATAAAGTTTTTAATATATAAAAGACGTAATTGCCCTAAATTGGGTAAATTTTGAGGGCAGGAGAGTTAGTTTGATTAGATTGCGTAATCGTGAAAGATTGAAAAGATCATATGTGACTATTTCAACTTTCCCGTCGCTACTAATACTAACTCCTGCCCTAGTATCTTATCTTCTTAAGTTACTATAATTATAGCACATTCGATAACAAAAAAGCAAGCGTATTTTTTATATTCGTGATAATTTGTGTTTTTTCGTTAATCTGGTTGTAGATTTGTATGAATGTTACAGCTTAGGGTCGACTAAGATTTTGAATTTGTCGATGATGTTTTGATCAGATTTCTTTAGATCTATGAAGTTCGTGTACTCTAGTGCCGCAAGTAGGGCAAGAAAATCTTCAACCTCTCCGATGAATTCTTGCTTGTTGGTCTCTTTTCTCTCTGGGTGATGATTATCTGGCCCAAATCTGCGGATTTTGGAGACAGCTTGAATAATCTCAGCGGATTCTTCCTGAAGTTTGTCTAGGTAATATTGGATTTTGTCGTTCATTTGCTTCCTTGTTCAGTCCAGCGTTTGTCGCAATCTGGGCAGTAAAAATCTGTTGAGAAGTTGGTATGTGAGTCGTAGTGCTCGTTACGCTTATGCGTTTTCTTGACTGCTGGGTGTGTGCACTTTTGTTGTAGTTCTGTTTCTAGCTCATTAAGTCGATCACGGTGCGTTTTAATGTCTTGTGCTTCGTCACGAATTTTACGACGTTTAAGTACTAGTCGGGCAATTTCTTCTTGCTCGGCTTGTGGCAGGTTAAAAAATTCTTCGATGTTCATGGCAGGGTTCATTTTGTTTTTTGCGGTTTCTTGGCCCAATAGTTGTTCTAGACCCTCAATTGCTAAAGCTCGGGCATTATGTGCACTGCGGCCGGTTGCGGTGTACTCTAGTCCAGTGGGAATGTGTCGGGCTGTTATAACAGGCTTGTTTTTAATCCAGCTTGAGTATGCTAGCGTAATTTGTATGTCTGCTGGGTTCATATATACTCTACCTCTATCGGAATTTCTTTCCAGGTACCGTTGCCAAAGTGATCAAAAGCTTCCCAGTACTGGAGTCGTTTATGAGTGTTGTCAGCTTCTAGCTCTGCTTTAGCTTGCATAAGGGGCATTTGCCACTTAGTTGCATACTCTCTGACTTGTTCAGCTGTGGTACGTTTTTTGATTATAAGCCAACGTAGTTTCATTTGCCAGTCCTCAACGGGTGGTATATTGGGAGTTTAAGTCGGCCACAAGCTGGAGTGCGACATACATGTCCCTTAGTGCAGTTGGGGCAAGGGTCTTCTGGTTTGACCTTATTTTTTAGCATATCCTCTTTGTGTGCTTCTTTAGCTCGCTTGGTTCCTAAATCGTAGCCAATTTCCCAAGCTTCGTGACATTCGCTAGTCTCAAGATATGGGTTCTCAACTTGGCGTAGCTGCTGGCCTTTGCCGTATCCGGCTTCGTAGGCGTCGCAGATCATGAAGACTTTTGAGACCATGCTGTAATCCTCCAAGCAACATACCACAGATCAACCCTAGCAAACCACTGGCCGCTATTTTTGCCAAAGCCAATACGCAGCATACGATTATCTTTTGTTAGTGTAAGTTTAAGTAATTTCATCCTCGTTCCTTTAGAATAGCGTCTTCATATCCTGCATCGTAGCCATCTTGAAAGCCTTCTTGGTAGCAAAGCTTGGCAAACGCTTCTATTAGCGCAATCTGTTTAGTATTTGTTAGGTACTCTGCACTAATGCCTACATCTGACATATACTTTTTAATTAATTCTTGCTTCATTGGTCGACTCCAAAATGTTGTTTAATCTTATCTACAATTTGTTGGCTTTGCTGTATTCTTGCCCGGTTCCAGACCTCATCCTGAAGGTTATACACTTCCATTTCCTCCACCTGTTTCTTCTGCCCATCTGCAATATTCATACATTCTTTCACAATCAACTCGGAGAACTTTTCAGCAAACTTTGTGACTTGTTCAGGTGTTAGGGTTGTCCAAGTTTCTGGCACAGCTTGGTCTAGTGCCTGTGCAAATAATTTATTGGTTTGTGGGTTCATGTTATTTCTCTTTCTTATAGAATATTATAACACAAAACAAAAGGGGCAAGCAACTCCGAAATAATCGGCGTTACTTGCCCCAATGGTATTATATATCCCATTCACGATCTGCGTGTTGAATTGATGTGCGAATATCTTTAGTTTGGATGTAATCTTCTAGGAACGAGCCTAACCATTCAGCATCCAAGTGATTGTCTTTAGCCCATTTAATTGAGACTAAGAGTGCGTTGAGATCTTCAAAATGCTGGTTGTATTCATCTAAGCGATGTTTAAGGCTATCATTCAATTTTAAACTCCCGTTTGATCTGATATCGAATTACTTTTAGTGCATCGTACGTCCATTCACATGCTAGTTCGCCTGAGCTGGAGTTGCCTACCGGAATCTTATAAGTTTCAATGTGGTCAATGCATCTCTGTGCTACAGCTTGAGCTACAAGTTCTAGGTATTTAGTATCATCAAAGTGTAGGCTAAACTTATCTCCTAGCGGAGTAGGAATCCAAGCCTTTTCACGTAGTGCTTTCAGTTGTTGTATCATTTTTATTATTCTGCCAATATGTAAAGCGTCCCTTTACTAGCACTTTCTTTAGTCTTGAATTACTTTTGCCACCACTGAGGTAATAGTGAGCTTTAGTTACTTGTGTATAGTTAATCATCTACAAGCTCCAGGAACTTGTATAGTGTTATTTGTGTGGGATCGTAATCTACACCGTTAATGTTAAAGTGCATAGACTTCATACCCATATCACATTCCCACATCCACCACATCAACCAATCAAATAGTTCTTCGCCAATGAGTTCAGCAACTAGATTGGTATAAGCACCCTCAATTGGTTCAGCTAGGCCAAAGATCGAATTGTCTGACCCTAAACTAGAGAAAGCTTTACTAACCATTTCTTCCCCTGCACGCTGAGTAATCATAGCCATGCAGTAATCGTATGCAATTTTATGTGTTTGTTTCATGATATAAGAGGTCTGATATTGTCTAAGTATGCCTTACCTTTGCTATAGGCGTGTGAGAGATGGTGTCCGTGTGAGCCCATGTATTTGACCATTTCTTCGACTACACAGAACGCCTCTTTCATTATTTGTATCTCATTTTCACGTCTTCGGCACGTTGGTCCACATCCTTCAGATGAGCATCCAGAGCAGCCTTGTCCTTTGGATCGTTGCTCTTCTTCCAGGTCTCCCATAATTTGAATGCTTCGCTGGAGTGTGCTAGATTGTGCTGCTTGTACTGTACGGTTTTCATATGGTTTATCCTTAAAAATGTCCCATTTGTTCTGGGCAATTAACTCCTCTTTAGTCGGCATCTTTTTCTACCTCGTACCAGAATGAGTAACTATCTGGCTCGTCATCGAAGTCTTTCTCCATTCGTGCATGTTTGTCGCAATATGGATGATCTCCTGCAAATTGTGTAGATCTAACCCACTCTGCTGGCTTGTCGCATTCAATACATTTCATTTGAACTCCCAGTGATTACGTACTTGATCTACTACACGGCCAATAATGCCATGCACTCGGTCTTGATCGTAAGTTGTGTAAATAATATCTTTGCAATTAGTGGCCAAGATAGCTAGAATGGTCTCGCCAACTACTTCTCGTGCGTATAGTTCAACCAGCGCAGCTTGCTCCTGGCTAACCCCAACATATTCTATAATACTATTAATTCGTGTATTCATTAGTATCTTTCGTTAATCCAGTCTGCAATCTTGCAAGACCAAGTACCGATTTGCCAACCAGCAATACATGACATAATGCCACTAGCAAGATTAACACCGAACAGTGCATCACGGTTTACCAAGAAAGCCAGCATAAGAATCAATACGCTAGCATGTACAAATAGTTTTTTCATTTCAGATCCACCACAGTTGCATGAACACACTTCCAGCCGTTAGTATACGTTTGCACATATACACCTTCAACCTTATTGCATAGTTGCTCTCGGGCGTTATGCACGCCACTTACGTAGCAAACCCAGCAGAACAGAGCGAGTAGACCAGCACCGCAAATCCAACCCACATAATCAAAAATTTTGTCAGACATAGTTTTTCCTTTTTCAATCTTATATTATATTCCAAAAAGCAAAAGCCCTCAAGTGCATAAACACTGAGGGCTTAAAATTTGTTGCATAAAAACAACATTTAGGGCTTTGTGGTCGGGAATGGCCAGTTAGCATTAATATCTTCTTTAGGCTGTTCCTGAACCGGTTCCTGATAAGGAGGAATAGGAGCAGAACCTACAACTACTAGAAGATAGCCAATAATTGCAATTACTGCGAGGATTGAGATAAAAACGATTAGTCCCATAGTGTTTGAAAATACTTTCCGAACATATTAAATGCATGCTGTTTGCGTTTATTATGAGCGTCTAGGCCAGCATGGTCAACCTTGAGCAGCTTAATAGATTCGTTGAGATCCTCAACTTTATTAGATTCAGTATGATCGTAGAACTTGCCAGTTTCATCGTCACTTTTGTGTTGGCTGAAGGCCCAAATAAGTTCATCAAGGAACCATTCGTAACGCTTCTCAGCAAGAGAGTCCCAACCGTAGTCGTCTTTCTTGATTCCGAAGGTGCTACGCAGATACTCTGGAACATCTTCATCGTCAATAATGCCAAAGCCGTGCTTATGGGCCTTGAGGTTTACCAGTAGAGGTGCGATGATAACTGCTAGAGTGTGGTCAACGTTCCAGTGGTCGTAGTAGTCAATCTTGACATACTCTTGACGCTTCTTGAAACTGTGAATCCACTGGCAGAAATCATTGACCCAAGTCTTGCTAAGCCATTCACCGAAAGCATAAGAGCGATCTGCCCAAATAGATTCTTCGTACTTATCTACCCAGAAGAAAATCTTCTCAGCGATTTGATAAGGGCCAATCCAGCTAGTGTAGGGGCCGAGTTTAACTTTCATCAGTGGTCTCCGTATTGTCTAGAAGTTACTTCAGTTGAACACCAAACAGTATTTGGGTTAGGCCAAAAGCCTGGATCAGGAATAGTACCAGGAGTAAAACCTGGAGGCTTAGGCTGATTAAACCAGAAGCTGCCTTCCAGTTTAGTTACGCGTTCTTTTAGATGTTTGTTTTCATTTTCAAGATAGCCGAGTTTCTTTTCCAAGAAATCCAACTTATCTAGCATTTCTTTATAGTTCATTGATGTACCTTTGTAATTTTCTTGGAGCTAATAGTTGCACGAAGACTAATAATTTCTAGCAAAGATTGTGCCATTTCTTTAGTATCTACTTGAAACCATTTATTATGGACATTATCCCACCACCAATAATCGTCTTCTTTAACTCTTTGGCTATCGTAAAACTTCCATCCACTCATGGTAAGCTTACGAACTGCAAACTTACCATTAGCGAACTCTACAATGTGCGGCTTAAATGGGTTAAAGAACTCACGTTTCATTTAAACAGCTCCAGCTGTTCATAAACGTAAGAGTGCAGGTTTTCACGAGCACGATCAAAGATTTCACATGGCTCAACCATTTCAGGGTCTAGACCCTCAACCGCAGTAGCATAAGCAAGCAGAGTGTAATTGATATCATCCCACATAGCCTGTGCACCTTGCTTAAACGCTTGGCGCATCCAATAGTCGCGGGTTTCTACGTTCGGAGTAAGATTAAAGCTGTGGCCTTGAACAGCACTACGATTGCTACCAATTTCGGGATACGGATCTTCGTAGAACCATTTAATAAATTCGCGGTCTAGGTTTAGTTTTTCTTTTCTCATATTATTTCAATTCGTAGTCGTCGGCGTCATATACATCACGCAACTTGCAAGCTAGCAGGTGTGCGTGGTCTTCTGTGTCACTTTTGATTTCAACCAATACTGTAGCCTGATGGTCAGTATATAAGCTGTTATCAAGGTTATTAAATAGCAGTGTAACTTTGTAAATCTTCATTAGTAAGCACCTAGATGGTTATCGGCAGAAATGCACAGTTCAGGGAAGAAGTCTTGCACTACTTTGAGCACCTCTGCATCAGTACCATGTTTCTGAGCATTACGAAGTGCATGACGAAAATCACTAATAAGATTATGATACTGGGGTGCATTAAGATACATCCGAGCTTCGTCAGGCGTTTCACATTGAATTTTAAGTTCTAGCATATTTGTTCAGTTGTTTAAGTGTGTTAAGATCTGTTACTGGCTGATAGTTTGATTTAGCCAATGGAACGATACAGTGCTTGAAATTTCTAGCATGCTTCTCTCCACACTTAAGACACGTATGGTAGCCTAGTTTCCATCGGGCTGTGAGAACAGGTTCAGCACAGTTTACGCAATAATTTTGCATAGTTTTCCCTTGTTAAAGAATAATTATACGGGAAACCGACTAACAAATCAAGTCTCAATCATCTGATCTTAATTTCTTTAGCTTTTCAGTTAAAATATTCAGTGTACGTTGGTACGCTCTAATAACTGCTTTTTGGCCAACTAACCATTCAGGCTTAAGTAACAGTGCTAGTTCTTCGTCTTTGGTAACAAGCACAGATTTCTGAGTGCCATCAATCCAAGTAATTTTATGGCAATCTACCTTAATAAATGGATTGCTTTCATCAGATCGTTTTAGTGCTAACATAATGCCGCCTCGCTGCTCAGCAGACTCGATAACGGCCAGAGGGAGTTCGATTGCTGTAATTGGCTCGAAATCCTCAGTGTAAATAATAGTGTTCATGGAATATATACATATTAATTCTCCAGTACACTTATTCTAGCACGCAAACAAAAAGGCCAGCAAGTACATTTATTTGTACCTACTGGCCTTACGTTAATTTCCTCTGGCGTCGTAACATCCAGGATGTGTGCATTTACCTACATCGCACTCACAGTATGGAGAACGGCATGGGCGTAATTCTAGGCGTGCAGACTCAAAAGCAGCTCGTAGCCACATTTCAATGTTTGCTACTTTACCGTTGTCAGATGTAAATTGATCTAGGCTATCCCAGAATCTCTCGGCTCTGGTACCGTAGTTTTCAATTTCAAAGAACCAATCTTCAAAATCTTTATAGATTACCATTGTGCCTCGCCTGGAATAAGTTTACGGAACTGAATCCAGCCTTTCAAGTTACCAGACCATAAGCTATAATCTGAAGTCATATGCGTAACACCGTAACCCTTCCAATTTTCGGGCTCATATGCACTAATCTGCAATAGATTCATAGGAGTAGCTTGATGCTCCACAGGACTAGCATGACATGGTTGAGATTCAATCAGCTGTGAGTAGATTTTCTTGGCTTTATCGAAGGAGTCGTCGTTTTTGCGATAACTGACTTGGGCGCAGCAGCTTGAGGAGACAATTCTAGCATCCTCGGCAGAAATTCTGGATCCATTAGTATCCAAATAGCATAGCTCACCAGTGGCCACATCGCGAGTAGTAGAAACATAAGGTACATGCCACTCTCCTGGGTTTAGTTGTTGGGGCGTTGATTTATTGTACGCATCTAGCATTTTAATAGCCAACTCATGGATCTCTGGCTGGGCATCGGCATGAGCACGCAACCAGAAAAAGTTCTTCCATTCAGTACCGCTAATGACGGTTTTCATAATCATCCACGGTTCAGTAATGCGATTGGTAATTTGTTTGTGTGACCCTAAATCAGAGAGTTCTTTAGAATAATTAATCGCATAATCTCGGGCAGTTGTCCACAGGTACTGAGCCCAGGACTTATCAGCACCTTGCAATTCTTCTTTAGCCTGCATACCTGACTGGTTTTTACCCCAAAACACAGGAGTTGCAGTATTATTACGTATATGCTCATGCATAGCTGCAACAGGGATAGCACGACTAGAGGCAGAATTCTTGCTCAACATTCGGTGAGTGTTAAGTTCAGCAAGAATGAAGCGAGGATACTCAATCTCCATAGTAGTCATGCGTACTCCATCTGTGGAGATAGAGTCAGCAATAATCTTAGCTGTAATCAAATCTTTGGGGTTCATTTAATAAAACTTTGGTAATAGTTAAGGGGAACTGAGAGGTACTATTTGGAGAAAACAGCGCTCGGTATTCGTGGGTGTCGTCTTGGTAGATTTCAATCCATAAAGCACACTTAGCTGCAAGCTTATAAACGTAGTCTACAAGCTTGCAGGTTTCACGGATTTCGTTATAGCCTTTGTTCATACTTCAATCTGCATATGTGGCTGAAAGTCGTGGCCTTCGTCCATAGCAGTCCAGTAGCCGTGAGGGTTAGCAACCACACGAGTGTCACCAATCATAAGGTCTACATGGTCATGTGTATGTCCAAACATCCAAGTAGTATCTTTCAGATCAAAAATCCAGTCGCCTAGATTGTTAGCAAAGTAGTCGTTAAGACCACTATGGTCATTTTTAAAACGAGGACTGATACACTCACGAGCAGGCAGAAAGTGTGTAACAATAACTTTCTTTTCAGTAAAGTTTTCATAGCACATCTTGATATACTCACGATCAAGATAGAATTGCTCAATAGCATCATCAGGACGAAAGTCTTTGATTAAGCGGAAGTCAGCAATCATCTTGCGTGCAGCGTGCATGCTCAGTGGGTCTTTATTGAAGTTAGTCCACAGAGTAGCTCCGATAAAGCGCACATCATCAATCAATACGTTATCGCGGTGCAGATAGTGAATGTTATCATAGTTAAGGGCTTTTTCGATCATCTTATCGTTGAACTCTTCAAAGCTAGTACCATAGTATTCGTGATTACCAGGCACATATACAACTTCTGGAAAGATACCGGCAAAGTATTTCAGTACGTCAATAGTATTCTTAGAACCACTAGCAATGTCGCCAGCAAGAACAAGAACGTCTTCGCCCTTATACTCGCTAAGAGCGTGGCTTTTATACGGCAGACGAAACTCCGTATGAAGGTCTGACATTAGTCTAATTTTCATAATTTCTCCAATCAAGCCTATATTATATCAAAAAACAAAAAGCCCAGCAAGCGCAAAATTGGCAAGCTGGGCTTTACTTAGGCATAAAATATATGAGAACCGATTTGGGCTATAATTTGTTTAGTACGGCTCCAACGTGGTTTAACATAGTCGGCGTGATAATAAAGAGCATTGAAGTTAGGTATATGATTATACCCATCTAACACAGACTGTGCCAAGGCTTTAGTTTGTCGCCATGCAGGGCTGTCTTTAATCTTTCTAGGCTTATTTAAAGTCCAAGAAAACTGTGATTTTTCGTACACAACACCACAGATGCTAGACTGGAAATGTGTGTCGTGACGCATACGATTAATGGTAACCAATGCTACTGCAATTTGCCCCTTAACTGATTCACCTCGTGCTTCGTGGTAAATGTTTTCAGCTAAGCAGTTAACATCACGTTCACTAACCTTAAGTGGCACTGCCCTCGGTATTAGTCCCTGGCCCAGTACCATTGGTATCACTAGTAGTATTGCTGCTAGTTTTAGTTTCATGATATTCCTTTAGTTCTTGTCTGAGCTGTGCGTTTTCATTATGTAATAGTTGCATTTCCTGTGCAAGTCTATTAATAGTATGCTGATCCATTTCAACACGTTGAGCTAGATGTTGAAGGGCGCGAGCAGCCTGTAGTGCCGTCCGTGTTGGCGGGCGGATTTCATCATAAGAGTTTTCGCCGTTTGTAACACGGTGGCGTTCCCCATTATTTAGGGTTTGTATGAGAATATTTACGTCAGACATATTGATTAAAATTTAAATGAGTTGCTATTATAGCATTTGGGCAATGACAAATCAAGCCAAAATTTCAGGGACAAAAATTTTAGTTTGAAAGTAAGAAGCTTTGGTGATATAATGTGAGGAACTGAGGGCTAAAACATATGTCAAATTCTTACTCGTATACAACGGAATTAGAGCAGCTTATAATGCATACACTGCTACCCGTTTATGAAAGGCATTGTCTAGAGCACAATATTAAAGAAATGTATAAAGACATTAATCCAGAGTTGTTAAGACAGCTCAGACGTAAGAAACAAGTAGCAGCACTATTTAGACCCAAAGAAATTTAAAATTGAATTATATTGCTGATAGTAGTATAATAGAAAGTTCTCGGGGTGTTTGCCATTGACCTCGAACCGGCAAGTGCTAAGAAACAACTCAATCCGCTAAATCCAGTATCAAATTTAGGCCTGGCAAGGCTTAGAGGGACAACTGCGATGACGAACATAAAAGCCTGTTGCCACAGGAGTTCAGGGCTGCGCTGCTCATACCAGTGCAGTTTCTTAAGCATACATTCGTGTGCTTAACAAACTTTAAAAGAATCCTTATGCCAAAAATCGAAGAAATTGATACAGCAGTTGCTACATTAACACCAGAACAAGAAGATCAGATTAAATCTGCTATGGCAGCTTATAATGTAGATAACTTTAAAGCCGCAATACAAGATTTAGCACCTAAAGCTGGTGCATTAAAATTTGATACTGATAAACTACCACTTAATCTGCTATCTACTGAAGCAATGAATCAAACAGCCGCTGTGCTTAAGTTTGGTGCTCAAAAGTATGCAGAACACAATTGGCGTAAAGGTTTTACCTGGAGCCGACCCTTAGCTGCAGCGATGCGACATTTGACCGCATTTAACGACGGTGAAGATAAAGACCCAGAGTCTGGTCTATCGCACCTAGCCCACGCGGCATGCTGCATTATGTTCCTTTTGGAGTTCGAGAAGACTCATAAAGAATTAGATGACCGATACAAATCCGATGTACCGCAGACTAGCGCGACACCTAAACAAGACACGAAAAACCCTTACACAGGCCTGTAATGAACTAGAGATTGATCTAGATGATGTAGAAGATGAGTTTCTTCAAGCGTCTATTGATCAATGCTCACACTGTAACATATGGTCTACTGACTTAAAAGATGATGATGACGGCAACTTAGTATGTGCGTTATGCTTTAGGTTAGTAGGCAAATAATTTTTTATTTGAATTAGTAGTCGATATTTTATATAATAGAGGCTATGAATATATTTTACTTAGACCGCGACATACAAAAATGTGCTCAAGCGCATTGTGACAAGCACGTCAATAAAATGATACTAGAAGGCGCGCAGCTACTTGCTAGCGCTCACCATCTTACGAATCCAGAAGCGTCGATGATAACCGACATGTATAGACTTACACATAAAAATCATCCTGATGCTATCTGGGTTCGTTCTTCTATTAATCATTATCTTTATCTAATGGATTTAATGGAGGCTCTCAATGAAGAATGCCAGTACCGATACGAACACTCAAAGATTCATGTATCACTTGCTAAAGTCCAATCCTGGCCTTTCCCAAACTTACCAGATGTTCCATTCACTGAGCCACCTAAATGTGTCCATGACGACTGGAAACAAGTCCCAGACACAGTTGAAGCCTACCGACAATACTACAGACGAGACAAAGCAGACATTGTAGGCTGGACCAAACGACAACCACCAGAGTGGTATTATGTACAGCAATAACTATTTTACTAAAATGAACTCGAACAACCCAAATTTACGCGAATTTAGCGAAGGCACTAGAAATGCTGCAATCTTTAAAACAAATGCACCTTATAATAACATTTATCAGGGTGCTGCTGATCGCTGGCTGTTTGTGTGTAGTGCTGGCCTCCTTCGCAGTCCCACTGGCGCTACTATGGCAGCCCAATACGGGATTAATGCACGTAGTTGTGGCAGTAATTTTAACTACGCACTTGTGCCATGCAGTGCGAATCTTATCAACTGGGCTGATAAGATCATTTTCGTAAATAAAGAGAACCTGTGGCAACTAGAAGAAAACTTCTTAGGTCACAAGGATTTGCTAGATCAGCTTGAGCGTAAGCAAATTGTGCTTAATATTCCAGACAACTTTGAATACATGGACAAAACGCTACAGCGTATGTTCCGTGAAGAATTGTTCGATGAACACGCTCCAGTAAGCATCTAATCCGGCGTTGGTCCAATGGATAAGACAAGGGTCTTCTACACCCTCAGATGTGGGTTCGAATCCTGCACGCCGGGCCAGAAAATTCAAACTTGATATGTTTGTCTGAATCAGCTTATAATATAGGCTGATTTGGAGAAATAATATGGATAAAACAGTATACATTGTAACCAGCATAGAATTGGGTTGGGATTGCGTTGTTGGTGTTTTCGAGGATGTAAATCCCGATGAATTGCAAAAATGCTTCCCATCACCTCCCTACGTCATTACAGATACAACTGTGCAATATAACCTAGAAGGGTGGGGCGAAGATGAGTGATTACACACCAGACGTTTGGGTCGTCCTTGAATTTGACGCTCCTGAATTAGAAACACCTATGCGCAAAGTTTTTGCTGGTTGGTACGGCGGTTTCGCTGGTAGCAATAGCTGGAAACTTAATAGTGGCATTACTAATGTTCGTATTGACGATGAAGGGCATTACGAGTTTGATGGTTATAGTGGCAGTACTTACTACTGCCATTTCAATAACTATCATATGAGTTCGCTGATGCACGATATTCTGGCTAAATGGCTTAAACAAGCTGATGAACGTGGTGACACAACCATTAGAATTTTGAATATTGACGAGATTGTTGAAACTTGATATAATAATGGCTTCTTTGGAGATATTATGGCTGGATATTCTAAACAATTTTTGATTGATGCGTTTATGAGTCGGTACATTGAGTGCTCGCTCATTAGTATCGAGCAACTCGAAGCGATGGAATCTATGGCCGATAAATTCTATGATGAAGTTGGTCGTGATAAGTTCAGACTTTATGCTAGTCTTGATGCTGAGGCAATCAGGGTCTACAAAAATAAGTGTTGACGTTGATTGCCAATTTTGATATAATATATGTTCTAATTTGATAAATAGCCCGGTGCCTGCGCTTACCAATTATCCCTTTATGGTAATCAGTCCCGTAAAATGCAGCGTAGTGATGGTGGACTAACCTGTGGCAGTCTAGACCTGAGGGCGGTCGTCCCAACTGGTATTAACCCAGACAAGACATTATAGTGACACTTTAGGGAGTGTCCCTATATTTTAGTATAATTGACGGGAACTTTCTGCCTAACGGTTGGTGGAAAGTATCTCGGTGGTTTTGACGGACTGTGAATATCCATAGCGTCAACTATGGAATATATTGATTGTACTAAAATATAGGTCGGTAGCTTAACAAGGCTAGAGCGCAAATCCGGACTACATACCCCCTGAACGTAGATATGCTGACCCTGTGACCGCCGCAACGGTACATTCAGAAACAGTTCAGCCTGAATTCGAATACATGGCCACGGGATGTAGAATTAATGAGGTGCAGGTTCGATCCCTGCCTGACCTACCATATTTAAATTGACTGATTAGTGTAGTGGCAAACACGCAAGGGCCAACATCGTACGCGATATGGTTGGAATCGCCAGTGTAACGTAGGTTCGAATCCTGCATTAGTCAATTTAAATATGGGCGTGTGGTGTAATTGGTAGCCACGCTGGTCTTAGAAGCCAGTGCGTAAGCGTGTCAGTTCGAGTCTGACCATGCCCACCATATTTAAGTGATCTGGCTTGGCCAGCGGCGAGAGACTGTGGCTCCGGTGAATGCCACCTTTTGTGACGCAGTAACAGATTACTTAAATATGGGTCAAAACGAAAGATACCAACCCGAACTAACACGGGAGAACACAGCCATTTAGCAGAGGACGGGAAAGTCTGCTTTGCGTCACGGATGCTTGACATTCGCAGATATTGGTGAATAATGTAATTCTTAAAATGAAGTTAGTACCCATAACTAATTAAAGGTAATTATGAAAGTCTATACTAAATTGAATGGCAAGCTAGCTTGTTGGGATGTAGAGGCCAATAACTATGGTTTTGCAATTAAACTTGTACGAGACGAGCTAGGTGTAGGACACAAACCAGCAATCCTAGCACTAGTAAAGTATTGATTTCTGACCTTGCTTCCGCCGACAGGTCTCTATATCGGGGAGATTTCGCACTACTCTAAAAAGTGTATATCCGAGTATAGGAAAGTCTGGCTCAATCCGCCACTTTTGGGAAGTGGAGATCGAAGGTTCGAATCCTTCTACTCGGACCACCTCGACCAAATTTTGATTTGTAAAATTTTTCCACACATGGTATAATATTTATATCGGCTGGGAGATTTTATGAGTAAAAATTTAACTAATAAACTCTTTGATACATTAGAATCAGGAGATTTATTTATATATGTAGATGACTCGCTTGCTATTGCACAAGTATTGTCTAAATTGGGTTTTTCCAATAAAGGCCAATATGGGCAAATAGTAAGGCAGTTTCTGCACGATAACGAGATAGACACCTCACATTTTACACCAAATGGTAGACCTTTAGTACCAAAAATCAAAAAGATTTGCCCTGTGTGCAATTCTAAGTTCAAAACTGAACCTAGAAAAGAAAGTGAACAGATAACTTGTTCTAGAAGTTGTAGTAATACCTATTTTAGAACTAAAGATGGTGCTAGTTCTTACCGCGATCGTGCATTAAAGCACTATGGTTGTAAATGCCAAAAATGCGGATTTAATAATGTACTCGCATTAGAAGTTCATCACATAGACAAGAATAGAGAGAATAATTCTATCGACAATTTAGCAGTTTTATGTGCTAACTGTCATAGGATTGAACATGGAACCGCCTGATACAGGCGGACCATTTTAGTTTGTATACTGCTAGAACACCGATTCAGTTGCGGGGCTTTGCATACTTGAGACTCATAGCACCTAGGAAGGCTTATGGGAGATAGTATGAATCTTGATATAGGTGGGCGTCATAAACCTGGCAAATCAAGATCACATCCTTAGCGGGATGGGCAGTAAACAGTATGCAAACTAAAATGGGCTGATAGTGATAATGGGAGCACAGTGGCTTTGCAAGCCTCGGGCGGGAGTTCGATCCTCCCTCGGTCCACCATCTTTAGGAAATGATATGAAAACACGAAAACCTAGGAATCACGTTGCCTTAGCTTTAATGAAGCGTGGCGGCAGTGGTTCACATACAAAATCGCACAAGCAGTTGCGAAGAAAACTCAACCGAGAAGGTTGGGACGGCTAATGGACGCATAACTTAACGGCTAAAGTATCTGGCTTTTAACCAGGAAATCAGAGTTCGATTCTCTGTGCGTCTACCATATAAAAATACACTAGAATCACTGGTCAAGTCCAGTCAAGTTGTAGTTTAGTGAAAAACGCTAGTGTGTTTCTATATGGTACAAAACTACACAGTAGTTCGTGCCCGTGATATGGCAGAACTTATAACAAAAGTTAATGCCCTCATTGCTATGGGATGGCAACCACAAGGCTCTATTGCAGTTGATCCTATTAATCATCTGTATTTACAAGCTATGTGGACAGAAATGACGGCCCTATAGTTTAACGGTAAAACGGCGGATTTATATCCCGTAAGCAACAGATAATTGGTTCATCTGGGTTCGATTCCCGGTGGGGCTACCAAATATATGAATACAAAACAAAAAGGTAACGCGGGTATAGGGGCAGCAATAGCTTACTTTACTCGTCAAGGCCATAATGTACTAATACCGTTAACAGACAGTCAAGATTATGATTTAATCATAGATATTGACGGGTTTTTAAATAAAGTACAAATTAAATATACTACACAAAAAGCACCTTCTGGAAATTATTTAATCGCTCTGAGAAGCATTAGTGGTTCTAGCGGTAAAGCTTACAAAACAGTATCTGAAACAGATATTGATTATTTATTTTGTGTAACTGAAAATAACGATTGTTATTTGTTACCTATTACGGATTTAACAAATAGTAACTGTATTACTATTACTTCCGAATTTAGTAGTAAATATAAAGTATAATGGAACACTGGCCGACCGGTTAAGGCATTTGATTGCTAATCAAACATTCAGTAATGGGTGAGTAGGTTCGATTCCTACGTGTTCCGCCAAATTTATGCAGGGAATAGTGTCAGTGGCAAGCACACTTGTCTGTGAAACAAGAAGTCAGGGATCGAAACCCGTTCTCCTGCCCAAAATATTATGAACATTCAAGAATTACTAGATAAAGAAGCCAGTTTAGGCAATCGTCGTTATCATGTTATTCAGCAAATCAAAGCAGAGCGTGGTACAGAACCTCCTCGTTGCTGGGGTATGGATGACTGTTCAATTCAAATTATGAGTACTTGCCCTTGGCGTATAGATTGTGGTGATTACGAAGCGACTCACTGGCAGGAAAAACAGCCTTGGTAAGTATACGCAACTCTAGCTGATGTGGTCATAGCGGCGGTCTGAAGAGCCGTTGAAACAGGTTCGATCCCTGTGGGTTGCACCAGAATTTTTGGTTGAAGTATCGCACTTCGATCTTTTTAGCTAAAAAAGGAAATCATATGATTAAAACTAAAGCAACTGATGCTGGCAAGGTTGGTGGAAACTACCCAGCAGGCGAAACCCTAACAGGTACTGAAAAGACTCGTGTTGGTGGTCAAATGCCTTCTACAGACCCACTACCAACTATGGCCGACCAATTCCCTTGGTTAACTGCCACAGCTTCTGCTCAAACTGCTCAAGCACAAGATTCACAAACATTACCAATGTTTAGTCCAAGTGCTGGTTTCACAGATACCGGCGCTTCTAGCACTGGCGATCTAGGTGGAGCAGCTTAATATGGCCACGGATCGTACTAATATACCAGTTACTGGCGTACACCTTGTCAGTAACAACATGGCAATTGCACATACACCGGCATACTTAGTAGATAATCCAGTAGGTCTAGCAGTAGAAGGTACTTCTACTCCTAATGCTGGACTGTCTGTATTTATGAATCCTGTTGAAGGAAACGTAGATACTGGCGTAAGCCATGAAGGTGATTTAGGCGGAGCCGCTTAATTTACCTAATAGCCCTAGCAATAGGGCTATTTAATATAGAGACTGGTGTTGTTATGGTGGAACAACTAAAGGGACGCCCAATCCCAACAGTCTTTATATTAAATATATGCTCCCGTCGTCTACTGGCTAGGACGCTGCCCTTTCAAGGCGGAAAAGACGGATCGAAACCGTTCGGGAGTACCAATTACATCCTATTCATCTAGAGGCCAAGGATAACTGGTTTTCATCCAGTTCACGTCGGTTCGAATCCGGCATAGGATGCCAGAACTCGCCTGACTGGTGGCGTACAATGAGATAAGTAACCAGTCACAAATTTCACTGATGTAGCTCAGCGGCAGAGCAATCGCTTGATAAGCGATAGGTCGAGGTCTCGGAATCCTCCATCAGTACCAAAACAATCATGCAGGTAGATAGACGCCAGAATGATCTTTAGTCCAATAGTGTTTATGGCTAATAACTATACACCTTTTTACACATCACACAAGGAATTATTATGAATCCATTTGAAATCCGCGCTCAGCTGATTGAACAAGCTGCTGACTTCCTAAAGCGTCAGCACGAAATCAATACTGAGTTCGCTAAGAAAACATTCGACGAACTGGTTAAGCAAGGCCAAAAAGTGCAAGCCGATTACAAAGCATACATGCCAGAAATGTATAGCTTTGAAGACGTTATTGCTCAGGCTGAGAAGCTATACGGGTTTGTCAAAAATGCTAAGTGAGTTAATGAGCCGTGTGCAGGAAATGTTCAAGCCCTACACATTAGATCAATTCATAGCAGACGGTAATCCACAAGATCATAATGACGTTCAGCGTCTAGAAAGAATCTGGCAGGATTATCAGAACAAGCGTTTATTCAACACTTGTTATTGAACATATATCGCGGTGAGTCAGGGTAGAAGCAAGTCTCATAAGCTCCGCTTAGATGGTTCGAGTCCATCCACCGCAACCAAAACCAGTGCAGCTGCGATGATTAAGATCGCACGGAAATATAGCACAGCGGTAGTGCACATCCTTCATACGGATTAGGTCGGGAGTTCGAATCTCTCTATTTCCACCACAAAAAATATTGGCTTGTTTTAAAATGCCAAAGCCTGTATAATTATTGTTTTCGGTGAGAGAAGTAAAGTTACAATGAACAGATTCTGAAATTTGTACTTGTTCTCTCATTGATTTTCAAGTATAATTTATACTTAAATTAAACACTCTGACCGTAGCGACAGAAGTCAGTTACTTCATAACTTAAAGTACTATGATGTAACGACTATACCGCCGAATTGGTCGCGGCTGTGAAACCTAAGGGCTTGTTCCCGTTCACATTAATCTAGGTAGTGAGCAATACACTTAAAAATAAGAAGTGGTTTAGGTAAAGCAACCACTTTAATCAAAAACTCCAGAACTGTTTTCGAACATTCTCGGTTTAGTGTGTTTAATTTAGGTATAGTGAAAGAAACAGCTACTTCTGACTGTTAATCAGGGAGTCTAGGTTCGAATCCTAGCAGGTCGTCTTAGATCTGTAATGTAATGGTAGCATCCTTCCGTTCTGTTTCGCCTTGTTCTTATCTATTTAAAAGGAATCAAATGTCTTCGATCAATCGTGTTGTTCGTACACCTGCATTTAACTCTGTGGGTACAAAAGTGCCTGCTATTAATGCAGAGCGTCAACTAAAGCGTGTTACTCTTGCAGCTATGCTGTGGGATAATCAGTTTTATCTTGATGGTAAAACTCACGCAGAACTGGTCAAAGACCTTGTGGCTAAAGTCGCTCCTGAAAAGGTAACGGCTCTAGCTGAGGAAGCCCGTACAAAGTTCAAACTGCGTCACATTCCTCTGTTGCTTGCCCGCGAGCTTGCTCGAAACGGAAAACTGCAAGCAAACGCGTTGACTAATGTCATTCAGCGTCCAGACGAAATGTCTGAGTTCCTGTCCATTTATTGGAAGGAAGGCAAATCTGCTGTGTCGAACCAGGTTAAAAAAGGCTTAGCGGCTTGTTTTAACAAGTTCAATGAGTACCAGCTTGCCAAATGGAATAAGAACTCTGCCGCAATCAAATTGCGTGATGTGATGTTCATTTCCCACCCTAAACCGCAAAATGCCGAGCAAGAGGCGCTTTTCAAGCGCATCGCGGCTGATACACTTGAGACACCAGACACATGGGAAACTCAACTATCTAGCGGCGCAGATAAGTGTGGTACGTTTACCCGTCTTATGACGGAAAAGAAACTAGGAGCCCTAGCTTTCTTGCGTAATCTGCGTAATATGCGCGACAGTGGTGTTTCGGATTCCCTTATCCGTAGTTATGCATCTACTGTTGACGTTAGCAAAGTCCTGCCATTCCGCTATATTGCGGCGGCTCGTATTGTACCACAATACGAAGACATGCTAGAAACAATGATGTTCCGTAGCCTAGCTACACATCAAAAAATCCCTGGAAAGACAGTCTTGTTAATCGACGTTAGCGGCAGCATGTTCGGTACCAAGATTTCCGCAAAATCAGATCTAGATCGCTTCGATGCGGCAGCAGCACTCGCTATGTTGTGCCGTGAAGTATGCGAAGAAGTCGAGATTTATAGCTTTAGTAACAATGCTGTGCGTGTCGCACCTCGTCGCGGATTTGCTCTCCGTGAAGCTATTACAAACTCTCAAGGTCACGGTGGAACTGCCTTAGGCAATTCCATGAAGACTGTGAACGGCAATGGTTCGTATGATCGTTGTATCGTGTTCACTGACGAGCAAAGCTATGATCGCCCAGGTGCTCCTCGTGGCCGTGGTTACGTTGTTAACGTAGCAAGCTACCAAAACGGAGTTAACCATAGTGCATGGACAGAGATTAACGGCTTTAGCGAGTCTGTTATCGACTATATCCAAGCCTTGGAGCAGGAAGCTGCTTAATTAACTTACCCACGACCCAAGCCTGTAGCCAGTCAGGTGTTAGAAAGGTGGGGCTCTAAGCTAAGGGCTTAGATTAGCATATGGTGCACAAGTACAGTTACTTCTATTTGGTTTGAAAACACACTGTACTTACTTATTCCTATGTTAATCTAAGCCCTTTGTGTTTTTAACAGATACATCCTCCAAAAACCGCCCAACTCGCGGTTCTACCGGCTGTGACGGGAGTCCAGCCTCTGTTATTGTTGTTCAAGGGTTTAACCTTTATTGCTTTGGCGATAGTTGCAGTTTCATCAAAAGTTCGATTCTTTTATTTCCAGCCAAAAATTTTTGGAAATTCGCCAAGTGGTATGGCACCGGAACTGATAATCCGGCAAAAACTCTGTAACGCCCTATTCCAAGCATTTATCTCGCTAGTGTAATGGCAGCATACCGGTCTCCAAAACCGTTGGTCGGGGTTCGAGTCCCTGGCGGGATGCCAAATTTTAGATTTGTCGCGGATTGCTTTTTGCGATATAATTATTCTTTAAATCGGAGTGAACGGAACAACGGTGTTCTAGCGGGCTGTAACCCCGTGGCCTTATGGTAGGTAGGTTCGATCCCTACTCACTCCACCAAATTATGGGACTGTGGTGTAATAGGTAGCCACAGGAGACTTAAAATCTCCCGCCTTGTGCGTGCCGGTTCGAGTCCCTGGCGGGATGCCAAATTTTAGATTTGTCGCGGATTGCTTTTTGCGATATAATTATTCTTTAAATCGGAGTGAATGGAACAATGGCGTTCTAGCCGGCTGTAACCCGGTGGCCTTATGGCAGGTAGGTTCGATCCCTACTCACTCCACCAGTTTTCTTTAACGTGCTGACTTTCTGAGTTAGATTCAATGGAGGGCTGATTTGAATCTCAGCCAAGACTTAGTGTAAGCGGCACGTTAAAGAAAATTACAAATGCGACTGTGGCGTAATTGGTAGCCGCAAGGGACTTAAAATCCCTCGCCTTGTGCGTGCCGGTTCGAGTCCGGCCAGTCGTACCATATTGGGTCTAAAGTGTTCATGGACGCACGCGGCACTGTCACTGCCGAAGAGTGGGGATCGTTACCCCCTAGACCCGCCAAAACCTGCCTTAGGTCCGTGTCGTTCCGGTTAGAGCGTCCGTAACTCATCCGTTGGATACGATAAGTCCAAGCTGGAACCGTAACCAGCATAATTAATTCTAGCGAGAATGCGCTATAGTGTGTAGGTTGATTTCCTCCTTCCGTCAACTGAAGCTCACTCGGGGATTGCGCACCGGGCGCTAGAATTAATTATGAGGAACATAAATGACTCCAAATAACATACGAGAACTGCTACTTCCCTTAGTTGGAGAAGATTTAGTAGATTCTTGGTATACTAGCCCTAACAAGGCTTTTGATAATAAAACTCCTGAACAGATGTTCGAGGAAGGTAAGCGCAAAGAAGTCTTTGATTACCTTATCGCGCAAATGGATCAAGGTAGTTAACCGAATATTCCAGAGTAGCACAGCGGTAGTGCAGTTGACTGTTAATCAATTGGTCGTAGGTTCGATCCCTGCCTCTGGAGCCAGAATTTTTAGTCTTAGCGACTTGATTAGTTACTTCTTTTTACTTTTAATAAAAACGACTGGGGTTCGATTCCCTGGAGGCCGCTGGTGCATGGGCCAATTTCTAATCTATCTATTCTAGACTAATTTCATGTTGGGGAATGGTGTAATGGTAGCACTTGTGATTTTGATTCAGACAGTCTAGGTTCGATCCCTAGTTCCCCTGCCACCTAATCTAATAACCGTCTTTAGCACAACTGGAAAGTGTCCTGGCCTACGAAGTCATGGGGTGGGAGTTCGAATCTCTCAGGACGGACCATATATCATGCGTAAATTTAACATTGAAGAAGTGAAAGAGTTCATTCGTAATTCTAGTCCTGAAACTAAGATTTATCTTGGTGCGGATTCAGAACGCGTTATGGCACACGGAAAATGGTACGCTGATTATACCTTAGCTATTGTTGTACACATTGATGGTAAACATGGCTGTAAGATTTTCGGTGACGTTCAACGTGAAAGAGATTGGGATCAAAAAGCTAATAAGCCTTCTATGCGTCTAATGCAAGAAGTTTATAAGATTAGTGATTTGTTCCATGAACTGTCAGACGTTCTAGAAGATCGTTATGTTGAAGTTCACTTGGATATTAACCCTAATGAACGGTATAAATCCTCAGCAGTTGTACAACAAGCTGTTGGATATATCAAAGGCACTTGTAACATTGATGCACAAGTTAAGCCAAAAGCCTTCGCAGCTTCCTATGCTGCGGATCGTTTAAAATTTGTATTGAGTAATTAAAATGACTGATAGATTTGATCTTGAGCAGAATATTATGCAATGCTGGAATGTTTGTGATGACATTCAGCTAATGCTTGATAGCTGGGATAAGATGACTGAAGACGAGAAGCAGAACTTGCTAATCGGAGTGAAGCAAATGTATCAGTTGAAGTTTGAAAAGTGCTGGGACAACTTTGAAAAGTGTGTCAGTACAAGACAGATTTAATGTTGGTGTGACCCGAACGGTGAGGGCCCGGATTGCAAATCCGTAGTATGCAGGTTCGAGTCCTGTCACCAACTCCATGCCGGTTTAGCTCAGTGGTAGAGCATCCGCCTTGTAAGCGGGAGGTCGTAAGTTCAATCCCTACAACCGGCACCATATTTTAGCACTTTAGAAGCCCACGCCTGTGCACAGGTACGTGAATGTGGTTACGACGCTTGTCCGTTAGAGTGCTAAAATATGGTTGTATGAAGCAGACAGAAAAGTGTTCTGGACGCGGGTTCGACTCCCGCCATCTCCACCGAAGCATACTGAGCCGACTGTAGAATTCAGTAAGCATTTAGGGAAGATCCACGTTTAGTGTGTTTCGTTGGGGATGTCATGGTTTCGACAGGGCAAAGAGTAAACAAGTAGACAACTCGGCAATGTAGAAGCCGTAGGGTTGGGTAACCGGCCGCAGAAGCAAAACAAAAATAAACGCAAACGAATCAGTTTACGCATTAGCAGCTTAATTGCCGCTTAGGGTTTTTGTCGGTTCCTCGTAACAGAATACCGACTCTATTAAGGAATTTATGAAAAAACGAAGTATACTTGACCCTAAGCTGTTCCAAGAGGACGGTAGTAGCAATAGCTTTACTAAAACAGTAGCAAGAACTCATGAATTCTACCTAAGCGGCCCTATTGAGGACGCAGAGAATTATATTGATTGGTTTGATACCATTCGTAATGCTAGTAGTAATGATGCTATCCGTATTTACATTAACTCACCTGGTGGCGATCTTTATACTACGCTACAGTTTTTACGAGTTATGAGTGATACAGAAGCCCATGTAACTACTAGTGTTGAAGGCGCTTGTATGAGTGCCGCAACTATGATCTTCTTGCATGGACACGCACAAGAAGTAACTCCACACAGCCTGTTTATGTTCCACGATTATTCTAGTGGCACTTTTGGCAAAGGTGGAGAACAGTATGACCAGATTCAGTTTGAACGTCAATGGTCTAAGAAATTTATGTCGGAAGTTTATAAAGACTTCTTGACCGACTCCGAAATCGAATCCATGATGCACAATAAAGACATTTGGATGGATTCTGACGAAGTAGTCAAGCGTTTAACTACGCTCGCTGAAAAGCGAAACAAAGATTTGGGTGATGATGCAGCTGGGAAGGCCGGCGACCAGCCTTGAAAACTGGGTTCTTGTGAAGAGCAGGATGGGGTTCGACTCCTCCGTCACCCGCCATATATTATGAAAAAATTTTGGAGATTATGGGCAAATGCTCTCGGCGCCAAAGCCGGAAAATCTGACAGTGAAGCCGATATGGTCGCTTACATCAGAACAGTAATTGTCCTTAGTTATATAGTCACTAACTGCTTTATTGTAGCAGGTGTTATAAGGCATTGGTAATGAGTGGAAAAGGTTCTGGTCGTAGACCTACAGAAGTTGATGAAGATCAAGCAGCAGCTAATTGGGCCACTACTTTTGGAGAAACTTGGCTACAGCGTAAAGCACGTTTAGAGCGAGAAGCAAAAGAAAATGATACAGTTCAAGAATCTAAAGAAAGTAACTCTTGATTTTCAAGATAAGATTCCTAGCGGTAAGCTAAAAGACTGTAGAATTTGCGATGTTATTGAAGATCATTACGAGTACCTAATCTGGGCTAATCGTAACGGAATGCTTCACTACTCTAAACCAGTAATTGCTAAACTACACCAAGTTGCGGCATACCAAGAGAATCAAGAATATTTTGATAACGAAGTAGCTCCTTTTATGAAGGAAGACTATGAAGAATCAGACTACGATATTCAGATAGGTGATTTGGATGACGTCCCATTTTAAATACGCAATGTTATTCCCTCCAACTGAGTTTTTACAGTGGAGTATAGACGAATACGGATTCGTCAGTGTTACTTATTTAGATTTTTCGCAGGATTAATTCAGTGGTAGAATGTCTCGTTGCCAACGAGAATGTCATCGGTTCGAGCCCGATATCCTGCTCCACAATTCGCGGGTAAAGTGTTTACGGATACACACGAGTCTTCCAAACTTGAGTAGACCAGATCGTTACTGGCTACCCGCTCCAATTTATGCCTCGTTAGCTCAGTGGTAGAGCTACGCCTTTACACGGCGAGGGTCGGCAGTTCGAACCTGTCACGAGGTACCAATTCAACCACTAAAGACTTACTCCTGCGCAGGAACTCTAGGGGATGTGGCTTGAGGGAATACCCTGACCCTCAATTTTATAAACTTGATTCAAATCCCCAAAGCAAGTATAATAATTACTTCTTTGGGGATTTTTCATTATGAACGATACACCTATTACTAACTTAGGCGAGTTTCTTAGACAGAGACTAATCGAGTCTATCGCCGAACAACGAATTAACGAACTGGATAATGAAATGAACATTATTAAAATTAACAACGAATCCACTATGCACAGCGTTGTGCGTAATAAACAATATATTGTAGGTAGTTTTGCCCCAGGTGCGGGTGTTAGCTTTAATCCTACTCCTACAGTGCAGTATAGCATCGGACAAGCTCGTACTGAGTGCAAACGTCTTGCTAAACTGTATCCAGGTAAAACCTTCTTCTTCGTTAAGATGGAAGGTGCTGAAATGACTGTGGCTCAACCTCGCGAAGTATCAATCTAAGGAATTAAAATGCGTAAGATTGTTATTGGAATGGATGCTGGAATGGCCGGTACTGATGCCTGGGAATTCTATGAAGTTCCGGACGATGTTACCGATGAAGAGCTGAGCGATTTTGCCTGGCAGTGTGGCAAAGACCATGCTGAAATGTATGGTATTTACCCCTGCACGAATATACCGACGAAGAAGTTGATGAAGATCCAGAATCTTACAGCGACAATATCGAAGGTTGGTGGGAAGAATACGATCCAGTTAAACATGATGGTCATACTACGACCGGAACTCCTGTGTGGAATCAATACTAATGGCCAATATATTTTTTGCAAGCGATCATCATTTTGGCCATGCTAACATTCTCACCTTCAAACGTGATGATGGAACTCCGCTACGAGAGTTCACCGATATTGACCACATGAATGAAATTATCGTCCAGCGTCACAATCTAGTTGTGCGTCCAAACGATAAAGTGTATTTTCTAGGCGATGTGGTTATGAGTAAGAAGTCTAGTGCTCTAGAGATTCTTGGCCGCATGAATGGCGAAAAAGTGCTCATTAAAGGCAATCACGATCAGTGTAAGCCAGAAGCATATCTAAAGTATTTTAAGGATATTCGTGGTAGTCATCAGTTTGAGGGTTTGATTATGACCCACATCCCAATTCATCCAGAATCTCTGGCTCGTTGGGGTTTAAATGTACACGGTCACCTTCACCACAATGTAGTGAAGCGAGAACTGTCGTATCTACCAGACCCACGCTATTTTAACGTGAGCATGGAACGAATCAATTACACTCCAATCTCACTAGAAGAAGTTAAGAAACATGTTAGAATGTCTAATCCTAGGTGATAGTATTGCATACGGCATTGCCCAGCATCGACCCGAATGTGTAGCGTATGCACAAGTAGGTATCACTAGTAGTGGCTGGAATAATAAGTTCCTATCCAAAAAGCTAGATGCTAAGAATACAATCATTAGTCTTGGTACTAATGATTACAATGCTTTTAAAAGTTTTGAAGAACTGTATGCGCTTCGTCAAAACTTGACAGGTAATGTAATCTGGATTCTTCCAGCGAACGGTACTGATCGTCAAACAGTAGTAGTAAAAGTGGCACATATGTTTGCTGATAGCACTATTGTTATTCCAGAACTATCTAAAGATAAGATTCATCCCACAGCTAGAGGGTATAAGGATTTAGCACAACAAACGCGCTGATAGCTTAATAAAAAGTACGCCCGTAGTTTAAAGGGGAAACATTCGACTCATAATCGAACGAGTGCTGGTTCGAGTCCAGCCGGGCGTACCACTTACCAAAATTTTGGTATTGACTTTTTGAGTTTTCTGCACTATAATATACGTATAGGTTTAAAAAGTATATTATGGACAAACGCCAAGCAATAGTAGAATCATTAGAGATCTTTTATCCAAATACTTCTAATATTTTGGATAAATATGCTAAATCTTGTAAAAAAGCATATATTAATTTTGACTTCTTTATAGACATTATATGTAAAGAATCATATAATCTAAGTACCGATATGAGTATATCTGCAGGTACAGTGACTAAGTTAATGAAAGAGTTATTCCCTGACAGAATGACCGGAAATACTGGAAGTAAGCCACACGTACATATACTAGAAAAAGCAGAGTTAAAGTACTGTGCTAGGTGTAGTGAAGTAAAACCTTTTGAAGATTTTAGGAAAAATAAATCTCAAAGGCTAGGCTTAAATTCATATTGCAAAGTATGTCATCAAGAGACAACTACAAATACTCAGGCAGGTAGACAGTCTGAGTATAAAACTAATAAAATACAAAGAACAGTGTCTTGGTCGGAAGTAGAAGCTATAAAAATTTTCTATAATAATTGTCCAGAAGGGTATCATGTTGACCACATACTACCATTAAACGGCAAACTTGTATCAGGGCTACACGTAATGAGTAACCTACAATACTTGCCTGCAGCAGAAAATTGCTCTAAAAGCAATAAATACACAATATGACCAAGCCCCTCATATAGAGGGGCTTTTTCGTATGTATAAATATTCACTTGAAACAGTGAACACTTTTTGATATAATTATATTTTACCGCGCAATTAACAACAAGGAAACACATGAAATATTATTTTGGTAAAGTCTCGGAACGTGACGTAGAAATGTTCGGCAGTGACGATCTTTTCGAACACGATGGAGCTTACTATTACAATCAGATCGAAATTGGTTCTAACCCAGGTGGTACAGAAGACTTTATGATTTCTGATACCTGTGGTCGCAGTATTCCAATTAGTACCGATATGATTAGTTCTCTTGGTCGAGTACTGCTTGACATTAAAATGATGCTAGTTCAAATCCAAGAAGCCCAAGCCCTTCAAGACGATCTGGACGATGCAGATGTTGTGGTAGTTTTTGAATAATTAGGAATATAATGGCAACCAAAGGAAAAGCAAAACCCGCCCCAGCAGCTAAGCCTACTGGAACACGTAAGAAACCGGTAACTCCATTTTGGTCACACACTATGATTCGTGAAGCCAAGCTGTTCAAGGAGTTTACTGGTAAGGTTGATCGTAACATCTTCTCTAGTACTGATTCTGTTCGTGCTAACGCGCGCCTCCACTCTACTCGTGCTGATTGGTCTCAGATTAAACTACCTGAGGGCAAGGTTAGTTTCACGCTCGGAGCGCGTGCACACGACAAATATGGTAAATTGGTATGGGGTTGATTGAGTACTATCTTATCTTTGCCTTCACAACGTCAATCTTTGCATTGATTGACGTATTTGGCCCGATTCTATCAAAGGCCAGAGAAGATGGCATTAGTAATGTACTCACTGAAAATCCGAAACTTTCGATTCTAGTATATTTGTGCATTACTACGCTAATCGCACCTCTAGTTATCCTACCACTACTTATTCCTAGCATGAATGCTAGGTTTAGGGATAGTCTAGCTACTACGGTTCGAGAACAAGAAAAAATTTAAATTTGCGCTGTTACGCGGTTTGCTATATAATATATACTTATTCAACGAAAAGAACATCATGAAAATCAAAGAATTTACCTACACTAAACCCAATGGCGAAGTTTCTCAACGTACCCTCGTTGAGCTGGTTTCTCCAACTGAGCATATCGAAGGTATTGATGTTAGCGGTCTGGATATGGATAGCTATGCTGAGTTTACTAAGAAACTTAATGCTCTGGAAAATCTTATTACTGAGCAACGCATGGCGCTTTATGCCGAATTTGACCTTAGCCACAACTACCGTCGTTTCGTGCCTAGCCGCATGACTAATGTCACCACTGAGTATGCGTAAATTTAGAATTTGGGATTCGGCCAAATTAGCTAAGAATCTCAAGATAGCAATTCAGATACGAGCAAAAATACAAGAAATTGCAATAGAGTCTAAGGTTCCAATTAATGAAGTTCCTCAGTCTCTGGTTCCCACATCTACATTATACGACTTGACTGTATGCTATGAAGCGTTGTATAATAAACTTTTAGATTTAGATCTAGTAGAAACCGGCGATTTCAAACAACCCAACAAAAATAATTTACACTAAGGAAATAAAATGGCAGCCACTTGGACTGATGAACTGAAACAAGACGTTATCGCTAAATACGAGGCCGCAGGTCCTACTCCTGAGAACTCGACTGAAATTATCAAAGACATTGCAGAAGAAATCGAAATGAGCCCTAACGGTGTTCGTATGGTTCTTGTGCAAGCAGGCGTATATGTTAAGAAAGATGCAAGCGCATCTACTAGCAAAACTACTGCTAAGAAAGAAGGCGGCGAAGGCACTAAGCGTGTCTCTAAAGAAGCTGCTATTGCTGAACTGCGTGAAGCTATCGAAGAAGCTAATAAGCCTGTTGACGACGACATTCTGTCTAAGTTGACTGGTAAGGCCGCTGTATACTTCCTGTCCGTTCTCAAGTAATCTAGGCGGCTTCGGCCGCCTTTTCTATTATGGAATACATAAAATTTAAAGTAAAACATACAGATATTACCACTAAGGACTATTCTAATCGAATTACGACGGGCCCACAAGTACAAGATCCAGAGCTTTGGATACTTGCTGAGAATAGTGGTGCAGTATTGGTATTTCCAGATAGAATGTACTGCTGGGTTGGTAATAATACTTTGCAGTACTTAACTGAAATTAAGGGATCTAATGATCCAGTTCCCGTATCGCAAGGTATTGATGGTAATATTTTGTTAAAAGCAATAGCTATTGCTCAAGACCCAACTCTAGCAATGCAACTAATTAAGGAATAATATGGCAACAAGAAAGCGTAGTGAACTTGAAGAAGAATTGATGACTGATGCTAATATCAGCAAAGTAATTCGTCTGCTCGAACCTCAAGAAGAAGGTGCAAAACCTATCACTAAAAAGGATGCGTGTGCTATGCTTGGCATGGCGTATAACACTACGCGTCTTGGAACCATTATTGAGCAATTCAAAGATCGTCAAGCTAAATCAGCTAAGCGACGTGCTGAGTTGCGAGGTAAACCTGCCACCAAAGAAGATACCGTATTCATTATTAGTGAATACTTGAGTGGCGAAACTGTAGACGGTATTTCTAAAATGACTTATCGTAGTCCAGCTTTTATTAAGCGTCTTCTAGAAGAAAACAATGTGCCTATTCGCGTTCCTGGGCATAGTTACTTCGACCCTCAACTGGTGCCAGAGGGCGCAGTGCGCGAACGCTTCAAAGTAGGCGAAGTCGTATATTCTGCGCGATACGACAGCACTGCCCGTATTGAGGCAGAACAAACACATCCCAAATATGGTTTTATTTATCGTGTTTGGCTGTTAAGTGATAAGTGGCTACAAGCCGCATGGCAAGAAGCCTACGAGTTGGCTTCACTGGAACATCTTCGTGAACTCGGTGTACGTATTTAATTAAGGAAATAAAATGTTTGGTTTGTTTATTACTATTGTGATTGCACTAGCTATTCTAGTATCTATCTGGATTCTGTTTGGTCAGAAAACTCTGGGCGTTGCCACAGGCACGCTTTTCTTTGTAATTGCAATCGCTGTGCAAAGTTTTACAGTTATCTCTGCCGGTCATACTGGTGTGCAAGTAACTCTTGGTGAAGTTAATCCTAATCCGCTAACTGAAGGTGTTCACTTCGTGAATCCTATTAGTTCTGTGAAGGACATTGACGTTCGTGTTCAAAAAGCTCAACTGACTGGTGCTAGTGCAGGTACTAAAGATTTGCAACAAGTTCATACTGATATTGTGGTTAACTACCGCATGAGTCCTAAGAATTTGCCACATATCTATAAAGAGTTTGGTCTAGATATTGACAATAAAATTCTTGGCCCAGCTATTAACGACGCTTTCAAAGCAGTAACAGGTCACTTCACTAGCGAAGAACTTATTACTAAACGTGATGAAGTGTCTACAGGTATTCTACAACATTTAAGTGCCAAGGTTGCTCCATTCAATATTGAAGTATCTAACATTAGCTTGGTAAACTTTGGCTTTAGTGCCGAATATCAGAAAGCTATTGAAGCTAAAGTTATCTCTACCCAACAAACTGCTAAAGCTCAACAAGACTTGGAACGTATCAAAATTGAAGCCGCTTCTCGTGTTGCACAAGCTAAGGGTGAGGCCGAAGCTATCGCTATTCAAGCACAAGCTATTCAGTCTAATGGTGGTCAAAACTACGTTCAACTGCAGTGGATTGAAAAATGGGATGGTAAGCTTCCAAGCACCGTTCTTGGAGACAAAACATCTTTTATGATGAGCAAGTAATATGGACTTAGCACTACTTATATATGGAATCAGTGTACTAGGTTCCATCATCCCAATCTTAGGCATTCTAGTAGGTATTTCAGGAGCTGCGTGTTTGGGGTTACTGATCTACTTATCAGATACCTATGAGTCGCAAACAGAGAAGAAAGCCTGGGCATGGAAGCGTATCAAATTTTGGTTTGGTACAGGCATATTTATACTTTTTGTTATGGCGTTACTTCCTAGTGAAAAAACTGCTTATACTATGGTAGGCGCTTATGCCGCACAAAAAGTCGTTGAAAACGATAAAGTGCAGGAAATGTCTGGTAAAGTTCTAAAAGTTATTGAGCAGAAACTTGACGGCTATATTGAAGAAGGCGTAGAAGCAGCTAAGCAAGCAGTTAAAGAGAAAGTCTCAAAATGAGACACTGGCTTTTTGCAGAGCCAGCAGGTGAGAGTAGCGAACCCGTCTGGATGATATATTCAGACGACGCTATTCTTGCCACTTACTGGAATCATTGGGTATCCAAAGGTATGGAATATAACCAAGCTAATGGCCTAGACCTGGGGGCCGGACTTAACCCACTTCGTTGCATTGATGATTGGGTAGTTATACATTGGGCAGTACCAGCAACTCCGGAGAACCTACTTAACATTATCTCGGCGCCAAAACCCGAATTAATTTGAATCTGAAGGATTACGTATGGACGATAACATTCATTATAATAAGCTGATCGAAGAAAACATGGATAAAGGCTTTCAAGTGAGGCTAGTTATTAATGAGTTTCGTGACGTTCAGTATATTCAGCTTAGAAAGTATTTCCTTACATACGAAGGAGATTGGCAAGCCAGTCGCGAAGGTATTAGTATCCCAGCTAGTATTGAAAACATTTATGGCTTACTAGATGGTTTACTAGATATTTGTGCTAAAGCTGAGGGCGAAGATATTATTCGGCATTATGCTGCTAAAATTCTAAAAGACGAATCACAGGAAGTATGAAAAATGAAAAGCCTAGCTAACGCTGGGCTTTTTGTTTTTTACACTTGACCCTAAACTGTCAAAGTTGTATAATATAATCTGATTCGATAATATTGTCGAGTCGCAACAACGAAAGGAGTTTTCGTATGAAAAAAGAGTTTGGCGTCTTTATTGGACGCTTTCAGCCCTGCCATGAAGGTCACGTTCATGCGCTGGGTGTAGCCGCTAGTCAGGTAGAGACTTTGATTGTGTTGGTTGGTTCTGCTAACCGCGCTCGATCAATTAAGAATCCTTGGACATATACAGAACGTGTGCAATTGCTTCGTAAGAAGTTGCGTACTGCTGGTGTAGAGAACGTGGATTTCATGCCTGTTAACGACTACGCATATAATGATGAACAGTGGATTTCGGATGTTAAGGTAACAGTACGATCACGTACTATCTATACTCCAGTGCTGTTTGGGCATACTAAAGAAGGTAATAACTATCTCAAGTGGTTCCCAGAATGGGAATTCCGCGAGATTAATTCAGAGTATCAGATCAATGCAACGCAAGTTCGTACTGCAATGCTGAAATCAGAGCATCCCGATATGCCTGATACTGTGAAAGCTGACTGGAAGTTCTATGAGAAAGAGCGTGAGCTGTTTGCTAACTATCCTTTCCCAGAAACTCTTAACTTCAACTGTAGCGATGCAGTTCTAGTTTGCCAAGGTAAAGTTTTGCTTATTCAGCGTAAACACGCTCCAGGCCAAGGTGCTTGGGCATTGCCAGGCGGTTTCAAGAACGCTAAGGAAAATTTCCTAGATTGTGCTATCCGTGAGTTGCAAGAAGAAACTAATGTGCGAGTGCCTGAAAAGGTTCTTCGTGGTTCAGTAGTGAGTCAACAACTATTTGATTCACCTACTCGCAGTTTCGGTCTTCCACGTAACACAATGGCTGTACTAATTAAAGTCCAGCCTGACCCAGACGGCAAGCCTCCGCGTGCTAACGCGGCAGACGATGCTCAGCACACAGAGTGGGTTGATATTGTCGATGCACTCAACAATTACCGTCTGTATGATGACCATGCAGACATTATTTCCAAAATGACAGGCACAACTGCCTATCCAGCATTCATTTACTAAGTAAGGAGCTTACTATGAAATTCGCAAAAAACATCATTCTGAACACTGACAGTTACAAAACTTCGATGTTCAAGCAATATCCTGCCGGTACTACTGGTGTATATTCTTATATCGAGAGCCGTGGCGGTCGTTATGACCAAACCGTGTTCTTCGGTCTTCAAGCCTTTATCAAGGAGTATCTGCTTGACCCTATTACGCAAGCCGACATTGATTTTGCGGGCGAGATTCTACAAGCCCACGGAGAGCCCTTTAATCGTGAGGGCTGGGAATACATTCTGCGTGAGCACAACGGATTCCTTCCCGTCGTTATTCGTGCAGTACCTGAAGGCACTGTGGTGGGTGTCAAAAACGTTCTGGCAACAATCGAGAACACAGATCCCAACTGCTTTTGGCTGACTACTTGGTTGGAAACCGCGTTGCTTCGTGCAATCTGGTATCCTACTACAGTAGCTACCCAGTCGTGGACTATTAAACGTGTAATCTTAGATTACCTGGAGAAAACTGGTGACCCTAGCCTTATTGATTTTAAACTGCACGACTTTGGCGCTCGCGGTGTATCTTCTATGGAGAGCGCTGGTATCGGTGGTGCCGCGCACCTCGTTAACTTTATGGGTACTGATACTATTAGTGGTATCCTCTTTGCTCGGGAGTATTACAACACTTGCGTTGCTGGATTCAGTATCCCGGCCGCAGAGCACAGTACTATTACCAGCTGGGGACGTGATGGTGAAGTTGATGCATACCGAAATATGCTCAACCAGTTTGCCCGTCCAGCCAGTATCGTCGCCATTGTTTCAGACAGCTATGATATCTTCAACGCTGTCCGCAACCTCTGGGGCGAAGAACTGCGTCAGCAAGTAATTGACAGTGGTGCTACTATTGTTATCCGCCCAGACAGCGGCGATCCTTTGATTGTTAATCAACAATTGATCGAGATTCTAGGAGAGAAATTTGGATACACAACCAACAGCAAAGGCTTCCGAGTCCTCAACAACGTTCGACTTATTCAGGGCGATGGTGTTAACGAGCTTACTATTCGTAGCATTCTCGGAGGGTTCATGGCTATGGGTTGGAGTGCTGACAATATTGCTTTTGGTATGGGCGGAGCCTTACTACAGCAAGTTGATCGCGATACTCAAAAGTTCGCAATGAAATGCTCTAGTGCGGAAGTAAACGGAAAGTGGATTGATGTACAAAAAGATCCTGTCACTGATAGTGGCAAGAAGTCTAAAGCAGGCCGTGTTTCGCTTTGGGAATCCGGCGGAGAGTACGTTAGTGCAGTTGATGCACCACGCACTTGGACTGATAGAGGGTTTGGTTGGAAAAATGCCCTGGAAACTGTTTACTGTGACGGTAAACTCGTAACTGAGTATACCTTCGATCAAGTACGTGCTAATGCTCGTGCCTGATCTAAGCCCGGCTTCGGCTGGGCTTTTTAATTTTTTACTTGTTTTGCTTACCCTAAACTGTTATAATTATTCTTTAAACAGGGAATGAACATGAAACCAACATTAGCAATTTTTATCCATGATCCACAATGCGAAACTGAGTGCGCTTTGGGTATGATTGAAGGCTTGGTTCGTGATTTCGACATTCGTACTTTTGGTATTGATAATCTTACTACTGGTTTCTTAGCTGACTTTGATGCAGTGTGCTTTCCAGGCGGAATGGGTGATGCTGACGATTTCTTCGATATTTTTACCGAAGACCATATTTCAGCAGTTCAAGAGTATGTACATTGTGGAGGTAAGTATTTCGGTATTTGCATGGGTGCTTATTGGGCAGGCCCAAACTACTTTGACCTAGTATATGATTTAGAAGTAGGTCAATATATTGAGCGAGCTTCTGGAGATATTATTACTGACGGCCCTACTATTGCTAAAGTTGAATGGTTAGGTGTTCCAGAACAAATGTACTTCTATGATGGTTGTGCCATTGTAGGAGAGGATATGGAAGTAGTTGCAGAGTATTACAACGGTGATGCTATGGCGGCTATTCAGGGTAATGTAGGTATGATTGGTTGTCATCCTGAAAGTCAGGAATGGTGGTTTGAACTTGACAATATCCCTAAATCATATTATAATAGTAATCATAGACAGTTAATGTCTGACTTTGTAAAACGACTGATTAATAATGACTAAAATCGAACAATTCCTAGACTCAGCATCAAAAGCATATTACGCAGGTTCGCCTATCATTTCGGACGAGCAGTTTGATCGCCTGGCTGATTCTGTTGGTTATAACTCAGTCGGCTCTAAGCAACACGAAAACAAGGAGAAGCACCTGTACCAGATGTACAGTCTGCAAAAATACTATGAAGATGAAGGTAACCGTCCTCTCGAAGGCATTCGATCAGTTGCTACTAGTGTTAAGCTGGATGGGGCAGCTATCAGCCTTCTTTATGTTGACGGTCATCTTGTTCGAGGTCTTACACGCGGTGACGGGGTGGAAGGTCAGCTAATCACTGATAAACTTCTAGCAACTAACATTGTTCCTCATACTATTCCCCATACTGGTGTAGTGCAGGTTACCGGTGAGTTTGTTGCTCCGCTTAACATCGAGAACGCTCGTAACTATGCAGCAGGTTCGCTTAATTTGAAGGACGTCAACGAATTCAAAACTCGTGCCCTTTCGTTCTTCGCCTACGGCGTACAACCTACCCTAGCCGATACTTTTAACGAAGATATGAAGCTATTGCAAAGCTACGGCTTCGGAGTAATCAATGAACCAGACCTTGATAAAATCTTCCCATGTGACGGAGTGGTCTTCCGTGTAAACGATAACAAGCAGTTTTTTGAAATGGGATATACTAGCAAGCATCCTCGTGGTGCATATGCTAAGAAAGAACGAGCAGCCCATGTTGAAACAAAACTTCTTGATGTTGAATGGCAAGTTGGCAAAAGCGGCAAAGTCACTCCAGTTGCTATTCTGGAGCCTGTTTATATTGGCGATGCCCTTGTCAGTCGTGCTACTCTTAATAATCCTGGTTTCATTGAAATGCTGGATCTCCGAATCGGAGATACAGTAGCCATTATCCGTAGTGGGGAAATCATTCCATGTATTCTCCACAAAGTTGATGCTTAAGGGAACAGAAATTTTGACTTGTCCTATAGTCCCCAAAGCAGTATAATATATACTTAGAAATTGATAAAAAACCATGAAGATCGAAATCCCGACAACTTGCCCTTGCTGTAACTACCCTCTAGAATTGGTCAATGATCAACTCTTTTGTCGTAACACAGCTTGTGATGCTCAGCTTTCCAAGAAAGTCGAACATTTTTGCAAGACTCTGGGTATCAAAGGCATTGGTGCAAAAACTATTGAGAAATTGGGCTTAGCTGACATTACAGAGCTTTTCTATCTCGATGCTAGTACAGTAGAAGAAACCCTAGGTGAAAAGACTACTGCTAAGCTATTGAATGAAATTGAGAAAGCTAAACAAGCTGATCTGGCTACAGTCATCGCCTCGTTCTCCATCCCGCTAGTTGGTGGTACAGCCTCTAAAAAGATTTGTGCCGCAGTTAGCAATATTGACGAAATCACTTTTGAAAAATGCCGTGAGGCTGGTCTAGGTGAGAAAGTCTCGCAAAATCTAGTCGGTTGGCTAGAAACAGAGTTTAACGAAGTAAGAGAGTTTTTACCCTTCTCTTTTACCTCTCAACAAGTTCCCGTACAGAGTGGCGGAAAGTCCGTCTGTATTACTGGAAAACTATCCTCGTTTAAAACAA